CTCGGCTGTCCTGGGTGTACCCCCCAATATTTACTGCGGCTTACACGGTAGCCATGTAGGCTGCGGTAGGAGTGCAGCCTCTGTGCAGTACACACTGAACTACTTACTGCGACCCACTACGAACCGAGCTTCAATCCGCACGGCCCGAGACATCGCAGCCTAACAGGCCTGAAAACGCGCCTGGCTTGCCCTAGAATCGCGTTCAGCGAGCGAGGGCGCACGTTGGGGCCGATCCGAGCCTCGAACTCGCAGAGCGCATCTCCTGGGAGCTCATGCCGGTACGTACTGCGGTACGCACTGCGGCCCACACGCAGGGATCGCGCGATGGCAGGGGCATCGCGCGATCGACGGGCAGGTATCTCCGGCTCCGTAGCCGGGGGATCGCGCGACTCAGATCCTCGAAAAATCGGGCCGCGATCCTCGGCCGGCGATCGGCCCGGCCGGTCGATCCGAGGCAGGATTTTCACACCTACATGTCGCAGTGTGAACCGGCGGCACGGGATCCGACCGGATCCGAGGCGCAACCTCGCGATTTCCCGTCTGGCACGCGGTTCGCACAGTCTCGAAATCACCGGAGAGATTCCCGGGAATCACCAGGAGATACCCCATGCCTACCCCGACCGCATTCGACGCTTCCCTCCCCCTGCTGGCACAGACGCTCACGCTCACCGCCGCACTGCTGGCGGCCTGGCACCACGAGGGTCAGGAGATTGCGGAGTGCCACCTTCAGGACGCACTCCGCATGGACACGCAGCGCATGCGGTACCTAGGGATCGATACCGTGGGTATCACCATCTAGCCCTACACAGTAATCACTACCTGTCAAAACCACTACAGTAGCCACCTAGTCAAACCACACAGGGATACCGACCATGACCAAGCCAACCATCAAGGACTACCTGCTCTCCGCTGCCACTGCCCTGGCCGCCATGTCGCCCTGCATCGCACTGTTCGTCTACGCAGTCACCCACTGAACCCACGAAAGGACCACGACCATGACCACCAAGACCTACACCGTTGACCACGCCACCTCCTCCCGCATCGGCGACGCCTACAAGGCATGCGGAAACTGTGGGAACTCCGAGCTTGACGCAAGCAACCCAGCCTATGGCCTGGTGTGCCAGCCGTGCGAGATCCGAGTTTCCGGCCCTGTGGGAACCGACCTCAGCATCCGCCCCACCAACGTGATGCACCCGACCGTCAACGCCATGGTCGACCAGATGCGCGCCGCGGGCCGCGAGGAGCTGGTCCACTACGCCGGCGCCGCGCACCGCGACCTCACGGCGTGGCGCATGTGCGAGCAGTGGCTCCTCGACAGGGACGCAACCGAGAGCGTGCTCAAGAGCCGCGTGTACGAGGCAGAGGGCTGTTACATCAGCCCCGAGGACATCCGCTCTGCCAACCCGGGCATGCGGTAGCGCACGAGGGCCGCTGTGCCCGTCGAGGTTACAGGGAGCATCCAGTCGGGCCCGACTGGCGCGTCTCTCTGCCGCCTCGCCGGACGCCACGTCCATCAACAAGGAGACCCACCATGCTGTCCCGCCTCGCCCTCGTGCTCTCACTCCTAGCCCCGTCCGCTGCATTGGCCTCTCCGCGCCACGATGCCAGTGTGTCTGTCAAATCCGCTACTGCCTCGGTCAAGTCAACCAGGGCTGACGTGGTCAAGGCACGCGCCGCTGCGAAGCTGGCCTCACATCGCCTCAAGCTCGCCAAGGCCCGCGCGTCGTACGCCAAGTCGCTCGCTCGACTCCAGCTCGAGCAGTGGATCTCGGACTGCGTAGACGAGCGCAACGGACCGGTCGATGGTGTCTCCGTCGAGCAAGCCCTGGCCATCTGCGAACTCGAGGTGCCTAGCGCTGCGGAGCTGGCATCCGATCCCGACCTGCAACAGGCCATCAACCCGGAGGTCAAGTAGCCATGCTCCTCGACCACACCAATCCAGACAGCATCGAGCGCAATGCCATACGGGTAAAGACTGTGCTGCGCATACTAAGCAAGGATATCGGCGGACCGCTCGATGTTCGCCTCGTCGCCAACGCCGACGGCGAGCTGTGGTTCGCCACTGGAGATGTCCAGTACGACACCCAGCATGGCGCTGCATGCGAGGCCATCGAGCTGAATCCCAACGCCGATGACAACACGCTGACTGAACTATCCAGGGAGCTGGTCAACGGCGTGGCCGACCAGCTGGCAGAGCAGACAGCAGAGTAGCTAGCCAGCCGATGCCGGCCAGTGGCACGGAGTACGACTCGCTCCGTCCCGCGAACAGCCATCGTCTACCAAACCATGTGCTCTTTCGAGCATGTCAAACCCAAAGGAGACCCCATGCGCAACCTGCCCCCATCCGTGCTCACCGCGCTCCCGACCGTCCGTCACATTGCCGACTACGAGCGCGCCTTTGCCGCTCGCCGCAAGATGGCCATTGCCGAGGTTGCCAATGCCGCCCTCGTCGGCCGCATCCTGGCACAGCCCAGCATGTCGTGGGTCGACGGCGTGCGCTCACAGCCCCGCGACGGTCTCGGCCGATTCCTGCCGCGCAGCTGGCTGGCCGATGCCGAGCTGTTCCTCCCGGCGGACCGCGCGTGGTTCCGGGCCCCGGTCACGGAGGGCAAGTAGCCATGGCGCTCAGTAAGTGCAACTGCGAGAACCTGGCCTGCGACCACGGCGAGCGTGGCTGCAACCGGACGGCCCTCGGGAAGCATCGCCTGATGTACGTCGGGGCGGTGTGCCTCGAGTGCTGGAATAAGTGTGACCCCAAGTACCGCATCAACCTGGAGGGCAAGTAGCCATGCTGTCCGATATGCACGTCATCGTGTACTGCAACGAAGGCCCCGACAGTGGAATCGTGTACTACACCGAGAACCTGGACGGCGATACCAAGATGAATTGCCGCGCGTTCGCGGAGCGCGTCGCCGCAAGCCTGGGGTTCGATATTGCGAAGCCGTCTGGTCACATCGGCAACTACTGCGGCGACCTGCGCGTCGAGTTCGTGGATCACAGGCCCAACATCGTAGACGGGCGCTATCAGGGCAGTACGCGCATCTGGTCCGGTGAGTCTTACTACTTCGCTCATGAGGGGGAATAGCCATGCGCTTCCGGTTCAACATCGAAGCTCGCCGCAAGGGTGGAATCGGCGTCAAGCAGCGCTTCATCGTCGAGCGCCATGGGGCCGACCAGGAAGCTGCCCGACTGGCCCTATACGACCAGTACGAGCACATCAACGTAGTAATCACCCGTGGCTCCCTGGTCGAGGCGCTCGAGGGAACGGGAATCAAGGCTCCGCCGGCGGCATCGGCTCGGTCGCAGGCTGGTCGATGCATGTCGGCGCTGACGGCGCAGGGGTTCGTGGACCGTCGGAAAGGTCAACCACAAGTCGCTCGTGGGCAGCGAGCTGGGCTCGGTCGAGATGCGCGCCACGCTCTCCTCCAGCGGCGAGCTGACGTACGACGGCAACGCAGCGATCGGAGTTCGCGTGCTGACCGAATACCGCCTGGCCGTCGACCAGGAGATCTACCAGGCCGCTGACGTCACCGGGTGGCTCGGACGCACGCTCATGTCCGCCTATGACGCGGTGCGATTCGGTGTCGGATGGTATGTCCCCGCACGGCACTCCGAGGCCGCTGGCCGGCTATGTGGGGCGGTGTCACAGATCTGGGGCACGGATTGGATTGTCCCGGCGCTCCCGGTCGCGACTAGCGACCAGCTTCGTGACGGCATCGTGCGTGGCCTGGTCGACGAGGTCGATACCCTGATGGCACGTCTGGAGACCGAGCGTGCGCCGGCCCGGTCCGCTCGCGTCGAATTCATCCGAGCCGGAACCCACGGCGATCCACCGGCAGGCGACATTGGCCCCAAACGTGCGCAGACCTTCCTGAAGGACCTGCGCGCCGTCGGGACCCGCATCGTGGCCTACGGTGAGGTCCTCGGAGAGGAGCGCGTGGCCAGCGCTCGCGAGCAGGTTCGCCAGGCCGTCATCGAGCTGGAGACCGTGCTCGGGGATGACTACAGCGGGATCTCGGCTCGGTTCTCCGGGGTGTGGGACGAGATCGAGCTTGACCGCAAACGCGCGGGAGGCGTGCTGTGACCGCGAGAATGGCATCCGTGTTGTATTCGGTCGGGCATACCAATGCGACCGGCGAATGGCACCGGGCGGAGGGAAATGGACAGCGCGTCACGCTGGCCGCGCTGTATCGGCGTGGCTATCTGATCCGCCGCAAATGGCGGATTGGCAGAAACTCGGCCGACGATGCTCACGAGTATTGCCGACCAATCTACCTGAGGAGAGGAATCCTCAAGCCGTAGCCGACCCGGGCCTTGCGCCCAATCGAGCGCCGGAACTCTTCCGGCGCTGGACCAACGCAAGACAAACTATGTACTAGTTTTCTGACATCAAACCAGGATAGGGTGGACGCGATGAGTAAGTCGATAGCTATGATACTTGCCCTGCTGTACCCGGCACCGGTGAGACCGAGTCCAGCGCAGATGGCCCGCGCGGAGGCGCTGCAGGACTACCGGGATTGCCTGGACGACCGGGACCTCACGCCGGAGGACAACGACGGTGAATGCGAGGAGCCATGAAGCTATCGCCGAATCAGCTCGCCATGCTCTGCATAATCGACGAGGCCACTCTGTGGGACGATGGAATCGTTAAGCGCTACTGGGTACCAAGGGAGCGCACCGAGCGCTACATCGCCATCGACGGCAGCGTGGCTGATTTCTACGTGCACGGAGCCGGTGTTGTCGCCTCTATCAAGGCGCTCGACGCCAAGGGTCTCACGTCCAAGCCGCGCGGAAACCAGTACGACCCATACGCCCGTCAGATCACCGAGGCTGGCCGCGTGTACATCGAGGATCTACGCAGCGCGGCACGGCCGAATCGCATCGACTGAACTCGTAGCCTGCAGGGCACCGGAGTCCGACTCCGATTCCCGACAGACCCCAGATCGTCAACCAAACCATGTGCTTGATTGCACAAGTCAAAAGAGGATTCATGTCTGACTACAACATCGTTATAGCAGAGCGCGGTTGGGTCTACGTTGGCCTGACCCGGAGGGAGGGTGACCAAATCGTCATCGAGGACTGTCAGAACGTCCGACGATGGGGCACGTCTAGTGGGCTCGGCGAGATCGCGCTCAAGGGCCCGACGGTCGACACCATTCTCGACCACTATGGAGTCGTCCGTGTTCACGTTCTTGCCATCTGCGGTCAGATCGATTGCGATGACGAACTATGGAAGAGGCTGCGGGGTAAGCGATGACGGCCCTGTATCACGGGTACGGGTACGGGGACGGGGACGGGCACGGGTACGGGTACGGGGACGGGGACGGGGACGGGCACGGGCACGGGCACGGGGACGGGTACGGGGACGGGGACGGGCACGGGGACGGGGACGGGGACGGGCAAGGGGACGGGTACGGGCAAGGGGACGGGTACGGGTACGGGGACGGGTATCCCGAACAGGATATCGGTGGTCCTCGAGTTGCCCTGGCTTCCTGCTCGGCTCTCGAAGGATTCACCGGCATGTCTATCGCAGACCTCGCAATGCTGGCAACCGGAACGGAGATCTCATGATCACAGACTTCATTGCCGGCTGCCTGTGGGTGGCCATCGATAACCTTACCGAATACGCAGGAGAGCCAGTTCGCAGGGCCGCGTATATGGCATGGGCGCAGCGTCAGCTATACATGGTGTGGCAGTGAAGGTCACGATCGCCATACCGATCGACCTCGCCGGGGCAGTTGCATCGGCGATCTACGACCACGCCGACATGTACCGCCACGACAAGGGACACGACCCAGAGGGAATCGCGTCGCTGTGTGCCGATGCAGATCGGATGGACGCGATCGCAGATGAGATCGGCGCCGAGGCTGGTCGCATCAACGCCCGCGCCGCGAAGGAGGTGGACCGTGGGTAGGCCAGTCACACCGGAGACGCTGACGGACGCGATGGTGCGGAATCTTGGTCAGTCTGATTTCAGGCGCGAGTTGTGGCGGGGGATCCCGATTCACGTCATTGCCCATCGCGCGCTGTGGTCGCGGACCGAACGAGGCAAGCAAGCAAACCGGCGGAGGTGTGTCGACATCATCAACGCCCGCGCCGCGAAGGAGTCGCCATGAAACTAACCCCAGCTCAGATAACAGAGGTTCGCTTGTGCGCAGACCTTCTATCTCATGCTTGCCATATTTTACTAAAGTCCACAGGTTCTGAATATTCCATGAATCAGATCTCCATGGAGGCGCGTCGAATCGCAGAGATTGTAATCCCTCAGGATCTGAAAGGATTGGCCAATGGCTAGGACGTCCAGGCTGCCAGTCCTATACGACTACGAAGATGATCCAGTTCAGGCCCCACGGGTCAATACACGGATCTACGACCACACGCTACGAACGCCGGCGCTACCGATTTACGAGCGCTGGCCTGTACTGATCGGGTGGCACAACGGAGCCCCGGTCGACCAGATTGCAGATGGACTGGCCCGCGGCGAGCACTGGGTGGTCGGCCCCGCGCCTATGGCGGTCGGTAAGTCCGCGATCTGGCTAAGGAGTCTCGACGTTCCCTATCGGGATCAGATTGCCGCATGGCGCTGTCGACCAATGCTGTAGGTCGGTGGCAACATGCCGACGCATGAAAAAGACCAAGGTGGCAAGGCTGGCCCTGACGAGCGATACGATTCGTGACCTGTCGGCGGCGCAGCTCAGAGTAGTGGTCGGAGGCGACGGGGACGTCGTCACCAATACCGAGATCGAATCGATCGTCTACTGGTGCCCATCCAACACCAGCATCCAGCGCAGCTGCGCATCGAGCTGCGGGATCGACGGCTAGCCGCCCGTCAGCCGCTTTTTCTTCGGGACGTGGGGCCTGATCGCGTCGGTCACGTTGACCTGGACGCCCCCCTTCTGCTCGATCGCGAGCAGTAGCTTGTCGAAGGCTCCCGTCTTGTTCTTGGTCGCGATCTTCTCCGAAGCAGCCTTGTTCTTGACCGCCGCCTGTCTCAACGAGGTCATGGTCACGTGCGGCTCTACGAACTCGTCCCTGGTCTCCCGTCCGTAGCGTGACTCGAGGACCTCGGCCGCGATCCTGCCGTCGACCGACCGCTTCTCGGTCACCAGGCGACCGATGACTCGTCCGTCGGGCAACGGGATCTCCTCCATGGCCGCGATTCCGATGACCTCGTCCTTGGCCCGGTTCACGACGTCCGCGATCAGCTCGAGCGTCATCCAGGCCGCTGCGGCATTGCGGATCGTCAGCATGCCCGGCGTCAAGACCAGAGCATTCTGCTCGACGCCGGCCTCGTCCACGACGGACCCCGGTCGGATACCCAGCTCGAGAAGCTTCTCCGGGATGCTCCGAACGAGTCCGATCTTCGCGGGGCACGCCTTGAAAGCCGGGCAGTAGTCGCAGTGCGGTCCCTCGCGCGGAGTCGGAGTAGCGTACGGGGACATGGCGTTCTCGATCTCGCGCGCGAAGATGTCGAGGTCCCACTCGTTGACGGTCCGGCGTGCCTTGTAGTGGCCGCCGTTGTCGTGGATATGGATCAGTTCGACCACCACAGCGTCGCAGCCGTACACGGCGCGTACGCACAGCGCGCCGAGTAGGGTCTGGCCGAACATGTCAGGCGCGGGATGCTTCGAATGCCCGCTCTTGTAGTCTCCGAGGTATCCGCGTGTCTGGGCCTCGCCGAACTCGCCCTGTACCCCCACCACGTCGTATGTCCCCGGGATCTCGCACCCCCAGTTCACGCCCATGGCGTCGTAGTCGACCCCGCCGTCGACTCGCCTCGGAAGATTCGGGCTTCGCCCCAGCTCGCGCGCGGTGTGGTCTCGCCAGTTCCAGGCGAAGGCGACCTCGCAAGCCAGGCCGACCGGGAGGTCTTCCAGATCCAGCGCCTCCAGCAGCGGCAGGAGATCCTCGGGGGCAGCGGCGAGCGCCCCGGATCTCCCCAGCGTTTTTACCGTCTCCAGGAACGCGTGGATCGCCTTGCCCTTGTTTCTTGCGGGCTCGAACCGGCTATCATCGGTCTCGAGCTGAGGCAGCACGGCGGAGGCCTGGCACTTCCATACGCGGTGGACCTTAGATCCCGTGATCCTCACGCCCAGCTCCACCGATGCCGCATGCGGTTCCGCACGCTCTGCCAGGCGTCGAGGTATCCGAAGATCTTCACCCTCATGACCCGAACTCGCTATACCACTGAGCGAAGTCTATCGCCGGACGCAGCGGAGGACCGGGATCGATCATCGACCACCGTGTCAGGTCGTAGACCTCGAACGGTACACGATCTTCCTCGTCTCGTTTCGTGCCGTGCTCCATCTCTCTCCGCATCCCCATCGAGATCCGACCTCCGCACAGCACGATCCCGTCGCAGCGCTCGATGACGGCGCACGCGTCCACGAGGCCAGACTCGCGCTGTGCTGTGTCGGAGTCATCCTCGCCGGACTGAACCGCTGCGATCCACGGAGCTATGAACGTGGTCTCCGGAAAGCTCCGGCGGAGCCAGGTGAGCCATCTCATCGATCGTCGGATATTGGCCTCGTACGCCATCTCGATGGCCCGGTCGGGGGTGCGATCTGGCGCGAGTATGGACTCCTGCGCCTTGATCTCGTCCTCTGACGGGCGGAGCGCATGCGCCATGTATAGGACGGCACGGGTCATGACTTATCCCCTCGATCTGAGGCCGCATCCGCGGTCTCGACCATCTCAGACCAGCCATCCCCGCGTCCTCCAAACCGGAGTTTTGCGACGAGGGAATCCGCGAGATCACATGCGTCGCCGGGATGCAGATAGCTGTCCCGGCAGCCGCTCACAAACGCAACAGCCCATACCATCTTCTCTCCAAGCGTCATGCCGGAACCTGGCTCTTTCTGGTCGCATAAGCAACCTGCATCATCTCCGTACCGGCGCCCTCCTTGGTGAAGCGGTCGTCGTTGTGCTGCTGGACCCGCTCCTTGGTCCACAGCTTCCACTTCGGGAAGCCGGCCTGGAGATCTCGCTGGGTCTTGCATTCCGCCAGCCATTTGTGGAAATCGACGAGGAGCTTCCCGAGCGGAACCTGGGCATCCACCGGCGGTGCCGAGTCCTCCGGGTCATCGGCGAATCCGCCCTCGTCTTCGACAGCAAGAGAGGTTGTTGGGGCAGTCGGCGCAGATGCGGGGCCCGGGGCGGCACCAGAGGGAGGATTCCCGGTCGATGGTGATGCCGATCCGGTCGACGGCGTAGGCCCCGTGCTCGAACCGGGCGGCGTAGGGTCCACCGCGATCGTCTGCCCGAATCGGTCCTTCGCCTCGACCGTCGCGATGGCCGATTCGAGCTTACTCGGCGACGATGTCGTAGGTGTCGCCGTCGCCGCGGACAATGCGGCAGCTGCCGGGGTCGACGCCGAGGCGCTTGAGGCAGGAGACGACGAGGGAGCCGGCGAACCGGAGGGTGCGCTCGAGGTCGCCGGCGGAGTAGGGGTCGCGGCGCGCTTGCCCTTCTGGACGGGTACGCCCTCCTGGGGCGTCGGCGCCGTGGTTCCCACCGGACCAGCGACCCCGAGGGCATGGACCTGAACCGGCGCCGGCTCCGCGACAATCCGGCCCGCGTCCTTCGGAAGCTGCGCCACTGCAGCGCGAAGTTCCATGCTGTCGACCGACGGGGCCATGGCGATCGGTGCCGTGAATGCTTGCCCGTTCGACCGGGACTCCGTGACGTCGATGAAGTCTCCGTCGAACGCCTCCTCGCGCGACACCATGCCGGCCACGACATCCGGCCACTCGAGCCGAGCGAGCTGCATGGACGCGCGCGCGGAAAGCATGTCCTCGGGGTACTTCATCCAGTTCTCCTTGCCGAGGAGGCCCGCGCGCTTGGCCCGCTCGATCGTCCACGTAACGGTCTGCTCCGGCTGCCCGCGGCGCTTCGTCGACCACACGCTCTGCGTCTCGTCCCCGCGCACCCGACGGAACCACTCGCATTCAGGGTGGGCCAGGATGATGGCTCGCATGCCCTCGGCCATCAGCCGGGGGACGCCGTCCCAGGTCGTATAAAGCCGCAGGGAGGCCATCGGGGGAAGTCCGACCTCGGCGCCGGTCATGATGACGAGCGCCATGTCCGTCGGTTTTCCGCGCAGGTGCTTGGGCGCAAGGTCAGCGGCAGCCAGCGCTTTGCACATCAGCTCCAGCTCCGCGAAGGAGCGCGGCACGATCGCGCCAGGACGCGCGCCGGGCGCCATCTCATCGCGCACGTGTTGCAGTTTTTGGTTTCGCTCGGAAAGCGCGAGCGACGTTGAGGGGTTGGACTCGTTCGGTGTGGTCACGATCTCGGTGCTCCAGGTTGCGGTGGTTGACGTCCGCGTGAAAGCTGTGTACTACTTTTCTAGCATGGACCGCAAGACGAGGCTTCGCACAATCGCCGTGTTCGCTCTCGCGATCCCGATGTGCATTTATTGGTGGCCACAGTGGATGTGGCGAGACTTCTTAATTGCATTCAGGGAGGGAAGGAGGAGCTACCGCAAGTGAAGAATCCGACGCTACCCAAGATCCCGCCGCCCCCTCGGCCCGCGCGCGAGACGCTTTCTCGTCGAGAGCAGTACTACATGCTGGTCCTGATGCGATGGTACGAGTACCGCAAGGAGGCGCCGACCTGCGACCAGCTCGCAGCGCTGTGTCGACCCCCGCGCAGCAACACCGCGGTGCGTAGCGCACTGCTCTCGGCCGAGAGCAAGGGCTATGTGCTGCGCAACAAAGATGGAAGGTTCGAGGTGATTCCGTGATTGCCATCGTCAGGGTGCACAAGGCGGAACCAATCGGTCACCAGAATATCCCAACTACTACAATACAGGTGGGACTTGATAACCCGCTACTGGTGGGAATCAATCCACCGGACGATCCACCGAAGATCGTCGATCGTATCGATTTCGACTTCGAGGCGCGCGCGATACGCGATGCCCTGGTCGAATCGCTCCCAGGCGGCACCCTAGACCGCCTGATCGTTCTACTCCTGGAGACCAGAACCAGCCAACTGATCGTGAGGCGATGATGGCCGACGAGGGGAAGATCTGCGAGTACCAAGCTGGACACGCGGCCAGGATGAAAATCGCAGAGTCAAAGGTCGCAGAAAATCTCCTGCTCGCATCGAAGCGAGATGAGTGGCGCGCTCGATGGGATAGGCTGGCGCTCCGCGCTGAACTGATCGGCGCCAGACTCGCGGGCCAGGACATGGATGAGGGGGTCATCGATCGGGATGGCAACTTCCATGACATCCAGTGGAATCCTGAAGATCTGGACAACGAAGAATTCAGAATCGCGGCGGTGACCGCCGTATTGGAAAGGCTCGGAGCATGAGCAAGGCAAAGAAGAAGTCTGGGTCCCAGGCCGAGGGCACGCGGCGAAGCTATTTCGTGTTCGACCCGTTCGAGGTCATCATCGTCGGCATCGACACCACGGCAGACCGGTCCCATCCGCTGTTCGACCCGGAGAGCAACGAGCACCCGGCCGAGAAGGACACGGCCAACATCGCCAACGTCCGCACGTTCGGCGTGCTCAAGCCGATTCTGTTCGAGCGCGACGGCGATCGGATACTAGTCGTCGATGGTCGCACGCGCGTCCGATGGGCTCGCTGCGCCGCAAGGCTACAAAAGGCCGCCGGCGAGGAGGTTCTGGTCGTTCCCGGAATCCCGAAGCGCGGCGACGGAGCCATGTTGTACGGCGTCTCGCGCGCCGCCAACACGCACCGCCCGGACGATTCGCCGATGGCGCAGGCACGCAACGCGCAGCGCCTGATCGACATGGGTCGCAGCGAGGAGGAGGCCGCCATCGCCTTCGGGGTCACGCTACCCACGATGCGCGAGTGGCTTTCGTTGCTGTCGCTGGACCCCAAGGTGCAGCGCCTGGTCGAGAAGGGAATGGCCGTCGGCGCGGCGGCGAAGCTCGCGAAGCTTCCCCGGTCGGAGCAGGTCGCCAAGATCGCCCTCATCACGGCGGACGGTGCGAAGCCCACGGCTCGGGCGGTCACCAACAAGATCCGCGAGGGCAACGGAAAGGCGCCGGTGCAGACTCCAGCGCAGCGCATCAGGGCGATCGAGAAGATCCTGAACGACACCGGGGTGAGCCCGACATTTGTGGAGGCTCGATCCGCGCTCCTCAAGATCAGGATGGTGGCGCTATCGACCTCGGTCGTGCACGACGGAACGATGTCGGAGATGGCCGCCAGCACGGAGAATGAGCCGGAGTTCGGGTCGTAATGACCCTCGACCGCGCGACGGTCCTGGCTGCTCTCAGGGCCGAGGATGTTACCCAGCATTTCGCGATCCCGGGGCAGTGGCGCGGGCGCTGGCTGCGCTCGTCTCGCTGTGCACTGGGCGACCACGACACCGAGGCGTTCGGAATAGCTCGAGACGGGCACTGGCATTGCTGGGCCTGCGACAAGGGCGGCGACCTTCTGCGACTCGTCGCGGTCGGCGAGAAGCTCGACATGCGCGCGGACTTCCCGCGCATCCTGGAGATCGCCGCCGCCATCGCCGGCGTAGACGACGAGGAGAGCTTTGGCGCCAGCCCGAAGCCACCGGCCAAGGCGCGCGATCCGTTGCCTCCGGTCCCTCCGCTCGCCCAGCGCGTGGCGCTCGCGAAGAAGCGCGCCGCATGGGTGTGGAGCAGGCTGTTCAAGTGGGACGACATGGCACGTACTACCGAATGGGGGCAGCCAGGACGCAAGTCGGTGGCCGATTCCTACCTGGCCCTGGAGCGCGGACTCGACCCTGTCGTCCTACGCAAGCTCGAGGAGCTGCGTGAGACCCCCATGCGCATCACCCCGCAGGAGAGCTGCAAGAGCGCGGACCTCAAGACGCTGTCCTTCATGTTCGCGACCCCGGGAGTTGCCCTGCCCGTGCGCCATATCCTGGACGGGGAACTGGTCGACGTCCGAGTCCGTAGATTCGAGCCCAGAGATGGCCAGCCAAAGATCATTGGAATGCTTGGCGGAGTCACTGCCGGGCCCGCGGAGGGCGGCAGGCCGCGCCAGCTGGTGGGGTGCTACGGAAACCCGCATTGCATTGACCCCGGACCCAGTCGTATGGTGGTCGTCTGTGAAGGTGCAATGGACTACCTGACCGGACTCTGTGTGTGGCCGGATGCCCAGGTTCTCGGTGCAGTCGACGCCGGTACCCTGAACCTGGTGGCGGCCCACGCCGCGCGGGGGCTCGCTGACTACCCCGGTGGCAAGCTCCTGATCGTCGAGCAGAACGACGGCGCCGGCGCTGCCGCGGACCGCAGCGTCAACGAGGACGTCAACGCGGCCACCAAGGTGGCGGTGCGCATACTCGGTCCAAAGCGGGTCGGATGGTTGTTCTGCAAGGACGGCGAAGTCAAACTCAAGGACCTGAACGACCTATTCCGCCGGCGCGGCGCCGACATCACGCGAGCGATGGCGAAATGGTGGGTAGAGCTTCCATGATCGTCCAGAAGATCATATCCGGCGGCCAGACCGGGGCCGACCGCGGTGGACTGGACGCCGCCGGTGACCTCCATATCGAGCGCGGTGGATGGGCCCCTCACGGATGGCGCGCCGAGGACGGCATCATCCCCGAGGTCTATCGCGTTGGTATGCGAGAGACGAAGTCTCCCACCTACAAGGTGAGGACGGTCCAGAACATCATGAAGTCCGACGGCACGCTGATAATCTCGTTCGGTGAGCTGTCCCGTGACAGCGGTTCCATGCTGACCGCGATCACGGCGCGAAAGATTGGCATGCCGATACTGCACATCATGGTCGCCAAGGCTGGCGAGTACGTGTCTCCGTACACGTGGCAGGTGGCATCCGATTGGCTCAACGTCAATCGGATCTACTGCCTGAACGTGGCTGGACCGAGGGAGAGCAGGGAGCCGGGAATCCAGGTCGCAGCGCGGAAAGCGCTGATGTGCGTCCTGGGGCCATCCCGGTGATGCCCGATGATGACGGCCTGTTCGGAGCGGACCCGGCGCCCGACAACGTGATCCCGTTCCCGTCGATGCGGCCCAACGCGAAGCTGTCCGAGGCGTGGGCGCGCGAGGTCGAGGCCTCGAATCGCAAGGCGCAGACCAAGCACCAGTTTGTCTCGCCGGCGGATGTCGTGGACGCGCTCGTCAAGATGCGCGGTATGCCCAAGATGCCGTGGCCGGCGGAGTGGCCCGAGCTGGCGCGGCGCTGCCGGACCTACGTGGGAGAGTGCAACGCGTTCGTCGGATCGATCGGCGGCGGCAAGACGCAACGCGGAATTCAGCTCGCCCGTGCGGTATCCGGGGCGGGGCTGCCTGTCATCTGGGCCCCGCTGGAGCTGGGCAAGGAGCAGCTGATCGCGAGAATCCTCGGCAACATGAACGGGGAGCACGCGATGCATGTTCTGGACGAATGGGACGAGGGCCGCATCCGGCACCAGATCTCCGCCGTCACGGACATGTGGCACTTCGTCGACAGGTACGACGACCCGGAGGTGCAGATCGCCGCCATCCGGGACTGCATCGAGGTGACCTGGCGCATCTACCGGCTGCCGCCGCTTTTCGTCGTCGACCACATCGGTCAGCTGATCTGCGAGAGCGACAACATCCGCGGTGAGATGCTGCGCTACGGCAAGAGGTTCGAGAAGATCGCCCTCGAGACAAAGTGCTGGGGCCTCCTGCTGGCGCAGGGTACGAAGTCGGGGCAGCAGCTCCTGACCGGGAAGGTCGAGATCGAGAGCGCGGCCGACGCGATCGGCGCCGCCGCGGAGAGCAGTATCATGCAGCAGGTGTGCAGCAACGTAATAGTTTCGCAGCTGTACAAGGAGGACGATGCCATGGTGCTACAGGGACGAGACCTCATTGCGAAGGCGCGCTGGACCGGCGCAGAGGGCCAGGTCGGGACGGAGTACAGCAAGCCGGGTGGCGTGTGGTCGGAGACCGGCCACCTCCCTCCGACCCCCGGCGAGGTCAAGGCCGCCGAGGAGGCCGAGAAGAAGGACAAGAACCGCACGGCCCCGGCGCGCGGCAAGGTCGAGATCCGTGCCGAGCTGTCCGCCGGTCGCGCGGGTACCGAGGACGCGAAGCGCCGGGCCGAGCTGCTCAAGCTCATCACGCGCGCCGGCGCCACCGGCCTGGCGCAGTATGCGATGCGGGACCTCCGCGGCATCTCGCGTGGTGCCGGGCTCCTACAGAACCTCGCAGAGCTGGAACAGGCTGGCCTCGTCGAGCGTGCTGCGGGGCGATGGCGGGCGGTGACGCGGTGATCGAGGTCATCCATCTCCCAGTTACCGAAGAGCAATGGATCGACGGCATCCTCTGGGCCGGCTACCTCGCCGGCAATCTGGCCGTGGCCGCGGCGCTGTGTCAGGCGTGGGCTGACGGGTGGGATTCCCGTGAAGAATACGTCAGATCGTCTGGCGCGTGGACCTTCTGGCACCCCGGCTGCGGCCATGAGGTTCCGCGATGAGCTGGGTCAACCTCGATGCGCTGCGCGCGCGGATCGCGGACGCCACCAAGGCCGAGGCGGAGATCTCAGGCCTGGAAAACGTCCGAGTCTTCGTCAGGATCGAGGAACAGTCGCGGTCGTTCCGGGCCATTCACGTCGAGATCTGCGCGTCGATGACCACAGAAGATGCCGAGTACTTTCAGGGCCGACCCTGGCAGGACAACTAGCGGTTGTCGCGGCGGCGGTAGTCGACGTTGACGGTCAGCTGCCAGGTCATCGTGGCCTCTAACGCCGCCGGGTTGGACACGACCAGGATTTCCCCCGGGTCGAGCCAGAGGGAGGCCCCGTTTGACAGCGAGAACAGCTCGAACTACAGGCGGTCCTTGGCCGCGCCGCCGCCGACCAGGTCGAACGTAGCCAGGGGGACCGTGCCCCGCGTGAACGTGCCGGCGGTGAGGCCCGCGGTCGTGGAGATCCTGGCCACGCCCCCAGTCAGGCCCGTGTCGGATCCGGCGTCCAGGGTTCGCTTCGGAAGGGGCGTCAGCGCTGTCCCGCCGGTCGGCATCGCCTGCGTGTTGTTGCTGCCCTTGAACAGGCGCAGCGCGCGCCCGGCGGTCGCTGGCGCCGCGGAGGCCACGATGCATGTGAAGGTCAGGCGAAGGCCCTCGATCTCCAGGGGCGCCCTCGGTGGCAGGTTCGGCCTGGTGGCATCGTCAGCGATGGCCCCCATCGCGAACACGATCGCATCCTGCGCCAGGGACGCCGCCATGGTCCCGGTCGACCCTGTGACCGACCATGCCTGACCGTCGAATTCTTCATTCATGGATCGGTGTTACCGCAGAACGGCCGCGGGCTACAGCTGGTTCACAACGTCGAGGAGCTGCGCGCCGCTGGGCTGTATCAGGTACAGCCGGGGGCCAGAGGCGAAGGTGGCCACGCAATCGTGCATGTAGCCACCGAGGGCGAGGGCCGACGTATCCGCCGGGTCGAGGGTGATGGCGATCTGGTCAGCGACCGCGCCCGACTGAATGGTGATGCCAGTGCCGAGCGCCTTGGTCAGGACGCCGGGGTCGGCGCCGCCCAGCTGGGTCTTCATCTGCCACTCGATGGCGTCGATCTCCCAGGCCCCTGTGGTCAGGTCGACCGCCAGCCCGGTGTCCGTGTCGGTCACCGACAGGCGGATGACGCGGGTCTCTCCTCGGTACAACTGCAGGTACACATTCATATTTTTGCCCTGATCGTCAGAGGGTAGCTGGCCTTTGCGGTGACCGTAGCCTGCAGGCCAGCCGGAAGAGACACGAGCGTCACCGAGAACGCCTTGAACAGGATCCTGGACATCGTTGCAGGTTACTGAAACATCGCCCAGATCTGAAGCACGACCAAAAGGCATCCAGCGAGGACCGCCAGCATGCCTACGGCCTTCATCGGCGATGCGCTCCAGTCCGGTGGCCACGGCCACCCCACCCACGCACCGGACCGGATCCCTCCGGCGTGTTGTTGTAGTCCGCGAGCTGCAGCTCGAGATCGGTCTCATAGATCGCCCGGCGAACGGACTCCGGCTGGTTCAGGTCCGTGATGGCGGCGATGGCGTTGTTGGGAGGCAGGACGTAGGACATGGCGTCAGCGTACCACAGATGCGAGTGTTGACATTTGATGCAATGTGAATACATAGTCATCTCATGCCACAAAAGAAACCAAAGAAGAAAGCCAAGGCCATCACCCTACGATTCACGGGGGAGGAGATCGCGCCATTGGAGCACGACCGCCGGGACCTGGCTGGGTCGGGGGTACCCGTCAAGATCGGGGCCTATGCGAAGCATGCCGTGCAGAGCTTTCCCAGGTTGCGCAAGCTCGAGGCCGCACTCCGAATGGAGGCCGCCATCAGCGACCGACCGCCGGAGGCTATCGGAAATTTCGCTCGCCAGCTGCTGGATGGTCTGCGATGAAGGTCGGAGACCGCGTCAAGATCGCCCGCGGCGAGCACCAGGGCCGCACGGGGACCATCACGGAGACCGCCGGCCGGATCGAGGCGCTAGACCGCGTCCTCAGGCCGTCTCCGGTTCGGGAGATCCTGAAGTCCAACCTGGTGGTTCCAGCTGGCTGTCATGCGGTAGCGCTCGATGAACCGAGTGATGGCCTGACCGTGGCGCGCATCGAGATCTTCTCGGTGAACCTCCTGATCCCGGTCGAAGAATGTTCGACTGCTCGAGATCGCCAGAGTATCCGCGTGATGATGTTCGGTCAGAGCAACTACTCAGAGACTCCAGACAGGGAGGGGTCAGAATGATCGGCATCGCCATTGCTTGCCTCTTGGTGGCGATCTCCGGGCTGTGCACCCTCATCGCATGGCGGCACGCCTCGCGCACCAAGGCGCTCGATAAGCTGGGCAGGGAGTTCGGCGTCGGGAAGTGGCCCGGCGAGAGCAATAACGACTACGCGGACCGGATTATCGATCGTATCCGGATCACCGGTAAGCGGCGGATGGCGCAGGACTGGTGGTCGGTTCCCAGCATAAGGCGGAGACCATGAGCACAGCAGCCCAGGAATTCGAATCTCTGCTGATCGCCGCGATGCTGGACGCCGCGACGAGCGGAGAGATAACGCAACTGCAAACCACCATCACGCCTCCGGGCAAGGGCGCAAGGCTCGTGCGGATCATCGTCGTGCCCGAGGAGATGTCTCTCGTGCGTCCGACGGGAACCGGCGCATTCAGGAGTCCGGTATGAGCACGACGCCGATCGGTCGCAAGCGCTGCCCACTGTGCCAGGCGATCCTGGAGATGACGTGCGTTGTCGACGGAGCCATCGCCAAGCATGTCTTCGATGGGCACACCACCGAGAAGTGCCTTGAGCATACAGAGAAGAGAATCAAGACCCTCGAGCAGATGCACGCCGAGGACTCACGGCAGCTTGAAATCTCCCAGAGCGCCCTGAACGATCTCGGCATGCTACTCGGTCCAGTCGTCACCGTGATCGACGCCGGAAGACGATGGCTTGCGATGCGCGCCAAGCGGGCGGCGGATATCGCCCGACTGAGAAACGCATTCGGAACCGTGGACCGAGAGAACCACCATCCCCTATGGAAGTCCGAGGAAGAGGTGGCCGCCGCCATCTCCGCCGTCATCGCGGCCTCAGAGCGGAGGCCGAGATGAGCGACGATATCGGCCCACATTTTCTTGATGAACTCGCGGAACAGCACCAAGCCCTGACAGAGATCGCCGAGAACTGGTCCTCGGTCGCAGTCGAGAACGCCGCCAGCGCTGACCTGTTCGAGGAGATGTATCATCGGTCACTCGAGTCCGCCAAGATCGAGAAGCGCATGGCCAGTGAGTTGATCGACTCCCTCGACTGGGAGGTTCAGGATCTAGGGGACCAGATCGGAGCCCTGGTCAAGGCGCTCGCTCGATGCGAAAGGGAGATCGATCGCCTCCGACAGGATGCAGGAGCTAGCGTCATCCAGATCGTGGAGGGATGATGCCGACCCGTAGTGAGGCCCGCATGAAGCGGGAGATCATGCTCGAACACGTCGACCGGTTCGGAAAGACGGCCCACGAGATCTTCGAGGACTTCCGATCGGACTACGGATCCTATGGTGAGCGTCAGTGTTGGTATGTACTGGCGTGGCTGATTGATGTTGGATGCGTGACGTTCCGGGGCGCCAAGTTTATTGGAGAACGCAGGTATATCCGGGTCAGGGGGGCCGTAATTCCCCCCATTGACGGTCGTATTCGATGCTCCAAGTGCGGCATGCCCGGAACCGACCGTCGATATCATCCAGACCACCAAGCGGCGAAGATGAAAGCGGCCGACCCGGATACGTATATACGCTACGTGAAACAGCGCGGTAACGATCTGCGGAGGGCCAGGATTCAGAAGAAGAGGGCGGAGCTAGCGGCCCGCGGGATCTTCAGGCCAGATCATAGAACGCAGCCCCGCAATTCCCTGGGGCACTACCAGCGCCGAGATGTCGACATTCGGGCATCCGGGAGCCGCGCGCGGGTACCCGACCGGGCCAGTGCTAGCCTCGGTGCCGTCGTACTGCCAGAACAGCAGGTGCGCCAGGTCGGTTCCCGTTCGGCGTAGGAAGTGCTCGGTTGACTCGCCCTTGCCGTGCAGCTCGGTGGAGTACATGGCAACCGCCGAACGCCCGCAGCCGTACAGGCCCTGCGCGCCGATCGCGCGCAGCAGCTCTCCGCCGTACAGCGTGGCCTTGCGGCCCGCGAGCTGCTCGTACCGGTTTGCGAAGGATCCGATGCAGTCGGTGACCCGGGACCTGGTCAACGGAACGCGCTGCCCGGAGCGCTCCACGTCAACCATCCCCCACAGGGTTCCGATCTTCTCTCCGCCGGCGTTCTGCGTCAGGGACCAGAACCACTCCGCCTGCATGGCTCCGCTCGCGCCAATGTCGAGGTAGTGGTAGAGCCCGTCGAACAGGTCGACGCCATAGCGCTCGCTGGCCACGAACAGGGCGCGCTGTCGACTGACCCAGGCCGCGTATTCGTATCGAAGGCCCTCGGACATCTTGAAGATGGCGCCATGCCAGGGCGGACCCGCGGCGATAAAACGCGCCCAGTCGCAGGGCCTATCGCCCGCGTAGGTGTCGATGAACAGTGGATCGATCTTCACGACGCCTTCTTCTCGACCGCCTTGTCGGCGACCTCCTGCATCCCAGGGATGTGGTCCTTGATCCATTGCCATAACCCGGCGGCCGTCGCCGCGGTGGTTACGGCGGTTACGATCATGGCCAGGTTGGGCTTCGCTCCCGCGGCCAGGGCGATGCCGAACGTGCCGGCCAGAGACGTCAGAAACGCCAGAACAATCCCGCCAAATCCCGTCTTGAATATCGACGGACCGAACCGGCGCAGCGGATACACCAGGCCGATCAGGACCACGCCGGCCACGAGGCCCCAGTTCTTACTGGTGACCGCCTCGTAGAGGGCCTTGATCCATCCGGCGGCGTCAGCGTCCGGGCTCGGTGGGGCATCGGCGGCCAGCGCGGTTCCCACGTACAGGGCCAGAACGGCGAGTACTCCAAGTGACTGCAGGATTCGTTTGGTCATGTACTCCGGTGTTGCCACGATCCGGTGGTCGGAGTCCAGTCTACGGTTTGGCAGTGCCGCAGGCCTCGCGGGCTTCGTACACCCCGGTCAGGACCATCAGGAGGGCCGCCATGCGAATGGAGCCCTCGGGGTTATAGCAAGCCGACCCCTTGCCGAACGCTTCCGTACAGCGAACGCCATCAGCTCTTTCCGGTGGCGGCGGGAGGCTTGGCAGGGTCGCTGGGCACACCCGATAGATCTCCACCGGCACCGGGACTCGGACTGTTTGCGTTTCCCGGACGGTGACGGTTCTCGTACAGCCGGCGGATGGTGCTGTCCAGCAGCTCATCGCCGACAGGAGCGCCAAGTTTTGCAAGCTTATCAAGTAGATCTCCTCTTAGGATTCGCTCCCGAAGGAGGTCCTGCTGTGTGATCTCGAGGTCGGTCGCTGTGGACTTGTATTGAATGACGGCGACGGCCGCACGGGACTCCGCGTCGAGGGCTTGCTGCTCCATGGCGGCGGACTTGACCTCGGCCATCCTGGCCCGCTCACCTGCCGCGTTGGCATCGCCGCGGGCCGCCAGAGCTTCTCCGCGAGATCTCCAGGCGAATAGCCATCCTGCCGCGGTACCGACTGCGCCGACGCCAGCTAGGATCTCGAACAGCATCAGCATCCCTTCGCGATGGCGGTGGCAATTGCGGCCCACGCTACACCAATGCCGGCGATGGCCTTGATGATTACGTTTTGGGCAAGCTTCCAACGCTCCCTGCGGGCGTTGATGGATGCCAGCTGGTCAGTTCGCTCCATCTCGATCCTGGCCGTGATTGCTGAAATGTGGCCCTGGCTTTGTGCGTCAAGCGATCGGCTGACGGCGCCGACCAGGATGTCGAGCTTGCCCTCGACCCTGGCGCTACCGACCGCGACCTCCGCGATCTGCGCATCGAGCTGGTCGATGCGTCCACCTAGCTCGATTCGAAGACCGTCTACCCGGTCGAGCGTCGTCTCGGTGTTGCGCTGCGTGTCGTGAGATCTGCGAGTGAGGATGCGCATCGTCTCCACCGGGTCATCCGGTCCGACCGGTGAAATGGAGACGGGCATCCCTATTGGTGGGGTGCGGGATCGGTGAGCCATCCCATCCTGGTTACATGCACCGGACGGTAGGCACAAGAAGAAGATTCCGCCCTAGTGGACGAACGTAAGATACAGATTGTTGAGGTAAAGCGATCCCGGTGAAGTGGTGAAACCGAAGTCAAGACACAGAACATCGGTAGCCAGCAGGGTTCTGGTGGACACCTGATTGACTATCGACACGTTGGTCCACGAAGCCGGGAGGTTGAATGAGCTGGACTGGGCAACGAATTGAACGAGGGCGTCGTTCTTGTCCCTGACCTTCAGGTCTATGAGCGGATCCATCGCTCCGTTGCCCCAGACCTCGATCGCGCCGGACATGATGGTGTCGCCTACCTCGGTCGGGATGCAAACTCTCTCGAACTCGCCTCCCGTGGTGGTGAATTTCACAACCTGCGCGGATGCCCCTACGGCTGGATTGGTCGCCAAAGTAATCCGGCCGTCAGGCGAGGACTGGACCAGGGACCGCATCGGTATCCTGGATACAAATGTGGTCCTCCTCGATCCTACGATCATGTCCTGAAGCTCGTTGAGAAGTTCGACCGGGATCGGATCTCCCGAATTCAGGGTGACGCTTCTTCCGTCGGGAAGGTTCGGCACGTACGCATTGGCAGGACGAGGAGGGCAGTTGCCCTCGTCCGGTGGACCTCCCGGCCAACAGCAGGGAACTATCCCGCAGTCGGTCTCGGCTCTATCTAGCCCCCTCACCGGTCCGACCCTTGCGTCCGGTGATGATGATTGATATGTAGAACAGGACGCCACGCACATGGCTACTAGGTATTTTGCTGGCATGCCTGATACCTAGTACTGCGGTGTGCGTGGCGTCAACTACCTATTGCACATACGTACCCATGTAATTGGGTACGTATATTGCTAACTATCTCCTGAAGGTCAGGTAGGCGTGTCCGTAGTGCAGGGTTCCGGCTGCTGCAGTAAATGGACGAATCACGAGGACATCGGTGATCAGCATGACCCTGGGAAGGGTGGAGGATGTTGCGACCGATATGACCGACCAAGACGCAGGTAGAGCGCCTGAGGATACCGTAGCCAGGGAAGCAACGGATGCGCCGGCCTGGTCCCTGACCTCGAGATCCGCGTTGGAGTCGACCACACCGTTACCGTATACGTCCATGGAGAACGCCGTTAGCGTATCCCCGATCGTGAACGGTAGAGCTATTCGACAACCCAGGGATCCAGGGGATATGAATTTCACTACCTGAAATGGCTGTGTCCCTCCAGATGGATTGTCGACCACTGTAAGGGCTCCAGTGGAGGAGGTCTGCACCAGGGACCTGAACGGGATCTTGACCGTATAGGAAGGGCGTCGTCCTCCGACCACCATGTCCTGAAGCTCGTTTATGATAGTACCGGGGATCGGATCCCCCGGGTTGATGGTCACAGTGCGACTCGTCGGTAGATTACCCATGCATCCTTGCTCGACAGAGTTGTCGATGACCGCATCTTCGGTCGGTAAAGCGGAATCGGGATGCCCAATGAGGTCATCTCCGCAGGATGACAACACGGCAAGTAACACGACGAGAGAGGTCTTCACGTGCACACTGTTAACAATTGCATCTTTTGATGTCAAGTGCATCATGATGCTTCAGTACCCACCGGTAGGTGCGACATCCGCACCGCCGTCAGGATCGTCCGCCAGAAGGACCGGATTCGTGATGAACGCGCCATGCACAAATCCGTGCTTGATCGCGGAGATGACATCGTTTGCGCCGTCGATGTCCGGCGAGAAACCGAGCGAACGATCGAGCAAGATGTACGCGTTGAATGGCCGACCGCTGAACGGCTCGTAGAGCTTGTGGTCGTCGAAGTCGGCGCGCGGAGCGGCGATGGCCCCGGTCGAGCGCAGATAGCATCCGGTCCAGTGCGCCGCGGTCGGGAACGTGATGTTTGCCGAGGACGTGAAGCCGGTGGTTCCGCTGGTGACCGACCACTCCGCCTTCCACGTACCATCGACCACGGTCTGGTAGAGGTGAAGCCACACCGCCGCCGGGTTGGCGCCCAGGGTCGCCTGGAGAACCAGGCCCTGCGAGACGCCGCCCAGGAATATCTCCGTCTGGATCTTGAACGAGCCCGCGTCGTCCCGTAGTCCGAGCAGAAGGTAGTTGCCCGCTCCGGCATTCTCGAAGTAGATCCCGGCCTCAGCCACCGACTGGGGCGTCGTAAACACGAGCTTCGTCAGCGCATGCGCCTGCTTGGCGTCTCCGCCTACCGTCTGGCGCAGGGTCACCCAGGTCCGCGTAACTCCGTTCATCAGGAACGTTCCAGCACCGGGCTGACAGGACGCCGCGCCAGAGACGACCGAGAACGCCGTGGTAGGCGTCTCGTCCCATCGCAGGGGATCGATGGTAGCGAAGTCGGTGTCGATCTGGTTGGAGAACGCCAGGAATTCCAGGTCGGTGATGGCGCCGCCGCCGAGTAGGCCCGCGAGCGCATCACCGAACCCAGGGAGCGAGCTGCCCAGGCGCTGACGGATCTTGGCCAGGACGCGCGCGCGCCGCGTATCGATGTCCTGCTGGGGCTCAGGTGTGACCCGGACGACCTCCTCCCAGTCCTCGAGTACAGACCCGTAGGCGCGCTGGGGAAGGATGTTGGCGCGTACGTCCTCCGCTCTTGCGGCGGCGTAGCCGAGCGCATTGCCGGTCATGCGGAGGTCGAGCTGGACATCGGTTCCCGGGTCAGGACTGTTCGGGTGCCCCTTGTCGTGAAGCTCTCTAATCAGCTGATATCCCAGGGGTTGCCACCTGGTGATGCGCAGCCACGTGGCCTCCACTTCCTCGTGCGAGATCTCGTGGTCGAGGATCAGAAGCTCGTCGATCGCGCCAGCGAACTCCCGGTTGTTGCCGGAGGACGGAGCCGCCCCGACCAGGAACCTCCCCAGGGTGCCGCCGCCGATCGAGCCGTCCGCGCTGACGACCTCGCCGAGGAAGAGGTCCCCGATGTAGTAGCGAAGTACGACCTCGGTCGGCGAGACCCACCGGCGAGTCGCGGTGAGCATGGTGAAGTCGGTACCGAGGGGCGGCGGCATCGAGAACTGCGCGCCGGTCTGCGTCTTGTCGACGCCCGCGGTGTCCTGCCAGACCCACCGCATCGTGAACAGGAAGGACGTGGCACTATCGACTACGATCTCGAGACCATAGCACCGGTACTGCGCAGCCGCGGAACCAGTCCCGCGGGCCACAACCATGCCGGCGTGACCGGAGGCGCTCTGCGCTGCGGCGTCCATCGACAGGATTACCTGTATGGTCATGTCCCGAGTCAGCAGGGAGGACTTGTCGGCGAGGTCATCTCCGATGAATGCGGCGGCCGGCGAAGGCACGAACACCCTAGTTCGCCCGCAGACGCCATCCCCCACGACCGGGATGACACCGCCGGAGAACGGTAGAAGGTCCCCTACGGTGCGCGCCGCATCGGCCGGACCGGAGACGAGGTCAGTCTCATCGAACCGGAACAGCACGACCGCATCACGGAGCGGGAGACCGATCGCACCCGGCGGATCGAATTCGATGATCTTCCCACTGCCGGCAAGTGGAAGTGGGACCGGAGCCAGAGGCGCTCCGCCGAACGCCCTGAAGAGGATCCTCGACATGCTACCGGTTGATGATCTCGAACACGTCGCCGTTGGCCGGCGCCGCCGTGAAGACCAGGCCGGAGGTCAACGTGAACATCTTGGTGGTCCCGTTGTACGCGCCAACCTCCTTGACCTGTCCGGCCAGATTACCGGTCAGGAATAGGACAAGGGCGTCCTTCCAGTAATCGGTGGTGGCCTCGGTCCGGTCCGTGGTGAACGTCGAGGTCGTCAGCGTGCCCGTTATCGCGCTCGCAACGATCGCCTGCTGGACCTCCAGGGTGATCTCCAGGCGCTCCATCGTCTTCGTGCCGCCTGCGTTGGTGATCACCAGGACGGCGTGACCCGCGGTCCCGATGTCGGCCACGGCAAGCTCCACATAGAACATCCCCTTGGCGTTGGTCGCGTCGATCTCGGTCGGGGCCGCCGCTGCTGCCGCGCCGGCGGCTGCACCGTTCTTGCTGATTCGGACCGTGAACGTCGACATGTCCGACGCCTGCAGCCGGGTCTGCAGGTTGTTGACGTCAACGCACATGAAGTAAATGCGACGGAAGGCCGCTCGGGGATCTGATTGCTTGATGCGCTGCATGGTTACGCTCCTTCGCTCATGGCATCACGTAGCCCATGACATTGCCGAGGGTCTTGCACTGCGCGTCCGACAGCTCGGAGTTCGCGCCGTCGATTCTCATGACGTGAACAAATTGCGCGCCAGGCGATGCCGAGCTTGTGAGACCGATCCTGAACCGCTTACCGGTCACGCTCGTGGCGAACGTGCAGGTAACCGGGGGCTCGAGGTCTGTGATCATCTTGCACGTCGAAGCCGTTCGGTTGTGGCGCAGCATCAACAGATGCACGTCGTTATTGACGTCCGCGGTACCGGTCGTGCTTTGCGTGTTCGACCTGACGAGCATACGCGGCGGGTTGGCGTTGTTGAAACTCAGCTGCGTCTCCGTGGTTCCCATCGCGACCACGCCGCGGGTAGACGTTGGTGTCGTCCAGATCGCCGCCTGAACGATCGCGAGGCATGAAGTCGTCAGGACATCTGGAAGTGCTGCATCGGTCGTAGACGCGCCGTCCGTCACGTTGTTGATCGTGCGAAGCGCCTTCGTGTTCCAGTTCGGAACCGTCGACTGAAACTCGACCGTCGCTCCGGCGACTGTGAGCGGAAACGCCCCGACGATATCCGCTATCGGAGTGGCTGTAGGGGTGCCAGGTAGATAGGCCGAGGTCGGAGAGAACCCGAGTCCGGCTGCAGCAAAAAGCGCAGCGACCTCGCCGGACGTTGCAGGAACCGCCCTGCCGCTCTTTGCATCGACGGTCCAGTTGCCGGCGGCACAGGTCACCAGGCGGGTGCAGATATCGATCGAGCCGCGGTCATCGGTGGTCTTGAGCGTGACCGTGTAGGTCCCCAGTACGCTGTAGACGTGCACGGGGTTCGTCGATGTGCTCGTAGAGGCGTCCCCGAAGTCGTATAGTCTCGAGACTATCGTGCGACCAACGCCGGCCACCGACGCATCGGTGAACGTGACGGTCGTCCCCGACCAGGACCAAGAGAACAACGACGCCGGCGGCTCGGTCAGATCGAGGAACGAGATCACATCCCGCGACTCGACCACGCCCGCGACCGCATACTGGTCGTCGGTGTAGTGCAGCGTCGTGACCCCAACCGAATCGATGTCGATCATCTTACAGCGCGGCGTATTACCGGTCGTGTTATTCGCGATGTTCGCCGTCGCCGTACGGATGGTCGCGTTGAACGAGCCCGGAGAGGTCGAGTGCAGTCTCGGCAGGAACCACGGAGTAGTTCGCGCTAGGAAGTTGCGCGTACCAACGATGAAGTTGATCTTGCGCGCCTCCCATGTCGAGGAGAGCGGCGCGGTCTGGGCATCGCTCTCGCCCTGGTGGTCATTGACTGCCCAAATCTTTCCGTTGAACACGACCTCGCAGAACGTCAGGAACGCGAGCCACTGATCCCATAGGTGCGGCGTCGCGGTCGGGTACGCGCTCGTGTCTGGCGGCGCGATCCAGTTGAGCATCGAAGACGATGGGATGCACATTTTCGCGAGCGCCCAGCGTCCCGGCCATGCCCGATCTAGCCGGCGCATAAGCGACAGCTCGACACCCGAATCCCCGTTCGCGTCTCCGGTGCGAGGAGACAGCGAAACGGGAACCACGCCCACCGGAGACGGCAGGGTGTTTCCGAGCGTGACCGGACGATCGAACGTCCACACGAGCGGATCGCCGTTGATGGTGGCGCCGTGGTCGATCTCCTTCACGGCCGCATATGGGAAGCTGATATTGGGAACCGCGATCTGGTTCGCGGTGAACGCAAACCCGTTCCCGTTCGACTGCCCTACGACGACCAGGATCTTGGTCCCGCTCATCACGAGCTTGCGTCTGCTGGTCAGATTCTGCATCGACTACGCGCTCCTCACCACGACCGCGCCTGGCGTGATGTAGTGGATCTGTGAGTCGTTCGGGAAGGCGTCGTCCACGGCCTCGTAGTCGGCAGCCGGCGTCACGATCGTCACGTTCCGCACGCCGGCCTTGTACTTCGCGATGCCGAATAGCTGGGCTCGGATGATGGCGCCGCTCCACTGCGGGCCGTTGGTCGAGTTGTAGATGCCGCCGGGGTTCGCCGGACCGATGCCATCGGCCAGGATGTCCAGGCCAACGATCGATAGGCCGCTCGATGCCGCCACGCTGGCCGGGACCGGCGTGAGGCCGCGCCCGGCGTAGACGATCTCGCCGTTCATGTGGGCCACGATCGCAGCCCTGACCGGGGTCACCAGCGGTCCGCCGCTGTACACCAGATCAGTTGCGACCGGGGCGATCGGCGGGGTCTTCTCGAGGATCACGGTGTCCGACGAGGAGATCGATTCGATCCGGTACTCGGTGCCGTCCTGTGCGCTGGCGACGGCGACCAGGACCAGGCGATGGCCAGCGCGCATCGAAGCCGGAAGCGGCGTGGTGAACCGAAGCGCGCGGGTCGCGGCGGTCCAGCTCAACACGACCATGGCGACGGTGTCGTCCCAGTCGAAGGCGAACGCGGCCTGACCGTTGGGCTCGAGGAGAATCTCGACGTTTCTCGGATCGGCCACGGTCGTGAGGATCCGAAGGCCACCGCCATCTCCCGATATGTTGAACGGGGCCTGGGTCTCGATATACGCCTGGACGGTATCCCGGTCGTCGGGGGTTAGAGACCGCGCGGTACCGGTTCCGTTGTAGAACCCGACGACATCGATCGTCCCGCGGCCAGCGCGATTCGGGTACGCGAAGGCAGCGGCGACCGTGTTCAGGCTCGCGAGCGCCCACTTCACGAAGTCGCTCTGGTTCCCGCCCGAGGGGGACTGTGAGAACGTGGCGAGCACGCGGGCCCGGTAGCTGCCGAACTGCTCGGCGTCGAACCCGTCCTCGTCCAGGGCGAGCTGAAGGACCACCGCGGTCTGGATGCCGACCGGCGTGGTGACGAAGTTCAGGGTCTCACCCACGTCGAGCCGGGTCTGGGACCCGACAGATCCGTTGGCCTCCGACGCCACGATGTCGGCATCCACGAAGGAGTCCGGGTCCGAGATGATACCGGGGATGGTCACCGCGCTGGCCAGCTCGTAGAGCAACCCGGAGGACTCATGACGGAGGAGGTCCCCGATCGAGGCGGTCGCGGTCGCCGCGCCACGAACCCGCGCGGCGGCGGCCTTACGCGCCGGCGTTGCCGTCTTGATGACCACTCCAGCGGCCTCGCCCCAGTTCAGGATGGGCTTTCCTGGACCAGCGGTCAGCGGATGGGAATCTCGAGCAACGCCGTCCACGTGCGAGTGGAGCTGCGTGGTGGCACCCGCGATAATCGTGACGCGTCGACCGTGGTACGACCGGCGAGACCCGAAGTTCCTCGTCGGAAACAGGGCCTTGCCGAGCGCCACGATGAACTCGCGGGCTTCGTCCATTGATGGGATCTGGAATGGCATCGACTATCCTGGCTGGAGGATGAGATCGGCGGATGCCCCGCTGGCCAGGTCCCGCCAGCTGGTCCGCACCAGGGTCCGGCCGGACTGGTCGCGGAGGACATCCCCGAACGAGTCCCGGACGGTGACATCCAGGTCGGTGATAATGCCGGCGGTCTGGAGAATTCCCACCGCGCGCAGCGTCTCCGCCCGTAGGTCCTCGGGGGTGACCGGGTCTCCGTCGCGGAGCATGGCTGCGATTGTGGTCCCATCGTCGGGATCGAACGGCGATGCGCCCAGCTCGATCGAGATCATCAGGAGAACCGTGGTCCGGGAGTCGCCCTCCTCCTCCCACTCCCCCACGTCGTTCCTCACGTAGTCGCCCGAGACTGGATCGATCACCTGGTCGAGCTGACCAGTCTCCGGTGCGAACGAGTATCCGCTTCCGAATGTGGTGGGCATGCTTCGTGTTACTCGATCGCGGCGATAGGGTCTACTGGGCCTTCAGGACGGTGGTCCCCGCGGCGACCGGGGCGACCGGCAGCGGGGTCGCCGAGGTGACCGCGGCGCCGCCCGCCGTGATACCAGCGACGACGTGCGTATGGCTGGCTGCCCACGCCTTCAGGGCATCGATGTCCGCCTTGGTGGCGAGCGGAGAGGCCGTGCCGCCGGATGCTCGGATCTCTACGGTTCCGTCCGGCTTGATGATGACGATCGTCAGGCGGTTGAACATCGCGGTGGAGTTCTGCGGCAGCTCGGCGATGGCCTTGCGCGCGTCCTCGTCGCGAGTCGCCACGATGATCGGGTTCGAGGCGCCGCCTGGAAAAACCACCACGGCCTCCGCGTTGGCGCCGGCGGCGGGACGCGCGAAGAATCCGATCCCGGAGAAGTGCTGGGCCTGGCGGGCCTCCGGGGTTTTGGCGTCTGGCAGGAGATGGCCGAGCACCTGCCAGGTCGCCCCCTCGGTCAACTTGACCGCCATGTACCGGACCGAGCCCATCATTCCGCGCCGCTCGGGCGAGGTCTCGTCTCGCCATTCCTTCGTCGTGTTGTCGGTGGAGCTGCCCATGTTTTCCTCGCTATAGAATGATCGGAGTCCCGGTCGGCACCAGGTGCATCGTGGTGGTCTCGCCCTGCTCGTGGTTCGACGAGAACGCGCAGCTGACGATCAGATAGGTGTCGTCGAGGACGGGATCCATCTCCTCGTCTATCACGCGAGCCACCGTGTTCGGCGCAAACAGCGTGGCGGGACCGCCTCCGAAGAACTGGCCGTGGTTGGCCGCGTTCACGCTGACCAGGTGGCGCTTGTAGTCGCGCCGATCGCGCTCGTTCTCGGCAACGCGCTGTGCATCGCCGTAGCTCTCGAAGTCGCGCTCAGGAAGGAAGAGGCGCTTGGGATGGATGAAGTCCCGACCGGTCCCGTTGATTCGGTTCCCGATGTTGTCGTAGACCACGCCTCGCCGGTCGGTGACATTGCGGCCGTAGTCATGCGGCGTGGCTCCGCCGACGCCCGCGCACATGATCACGGAGTAGCGGTCGCCGTCGTCCTCGGTGATCGTCAGGTCCTTGACCGTGGCCACGGTGGCGGATCCCGTTTTGACGTGAGCCAAGGTGAACTGCGGGGCCTGGTTGTGGTTCGGCTTTCCGACGAAGATCTCCCGACCATCACACGACGACCACCAGATCAGACCTGCCCGAGCCGCGATCTCGTGCATGACCTGGGATCGCTTCTCGCCGGGATGAACCAGGCCCCGCCGCGGGACTCGCACGTTGATCGTGACCACCGGCTCGGAGGTCGCCGCTACCCGCTTACCCCTGCCACGCCGGAGTCGACGGTTGCGAGCGTCTGACAGGGTAACGGTCTGGAACCACGGATCAGCGAGCAGCTTGAACGCCTGCAGGATCGTCATGCCGCTGTAGTCGATCGAAGGTGCCGGCTCGTCGGCCAGTCGGCCGGCCCGGTCTCGACCCGTGATCGTCATCGTGCCAGCCTTGGCGTGACGCTCGCGCTTATCGACGAACCCACGCATGATCGGCGTTCCGTCGATCTCGATCAGGACGTCAGCGTCCCGACGAATGATATTCCAGGCCTCGGAGCTGAACGGTCGGCGCAGCTCGAACGAGTCGGCCGGCTTGAGCATCGAGGCCTCGACGTGGTAGCCGGTCCATCCACCGATCACAGCGCCGTTGGTAACAATGCGTATCTCATGGGAATTCCCCACCTAGAACGCCGCCGGCGTGAGCCTGGTTGGTACCAGGTAGTCGCCAGGCGACAGCCACCCCGGCGTCGAGATGTCGTTCAGCGCCGCGATCTGGCGAGCGCGGTCAATGGCCTCGGCGCCGCCGTACACGCGGGCGGCCAACGGCAGCAACGCGGTGCGCTCCTGGATGCGCATCACGAACACGCTGGGGACCTCGGAGGTGGCGGCGACCGCAGCGGCGCGCACCGCATCGCCCAGCATGATGGCGGCCCGGAAGGCCGGCCACAACGCCAGGTCCAGCTCGAGACCGCCAACCTCGATCATCGTAGCTATATTGGTGGAGATCCTGGCAGCATCGATCATGATCTGACGCGTGGAGATCTCACCCTCCGACCAGTTGGCGACCGCGATCCGGGCGTCGATGGTGGTCGCCGTGAACAGGCCGGCCTCCGCCTCCGAGCTGGCGACCGATGCCAAGCTGGTTGACGGATCCCCGGACGACCCGGCGAAGACATCCACGGCCCGCACCGTGAGCGGTGTGACCAGCTGGGAGGTTCCCTCGGCGATCGGCCTGAGAGCTGCCAGCGCTCCGTTGAAGGAAAATTCCGTCGTAATAGGAATAGATCCGATGCTCGCTGCCTCCGTCGCAAGGGAGTCCGCGTTGGCCTTCACCGAATTGGCCAGACCAGCAACCATGGCGGAGGCCTCGGCCGCGGTCAGGTCGACGGTTCCTCGGACACGGGAAAGCGAGACCCCGCCGGGGACCCGAGCCATCAGGGTCGACGCAGCCTCGCCGGACATCTTGAGCTGGCCGACCTTCGCCAGCTCGCCGTCTAGCGCGGCGGCGGCGGCGGCGACCGAGGCCTCTCCGGAGAATCCCCCGGTCGTCGGTCCGGTCGGCAGGACTCCCAGGTCGGCAGCTTCCTGAATGAACTCGCACTCTGCGCTGATGACCGAGCTTTCGTCGACCTCGCTGTTGAACTCGCCGATCGAGGCCAGGTACCGACCCAGCACCGGATGCTGAAAGATCGCGGTCTGCCCGGTGTTCTTGGCGGCCTCCAGGGCGCGCGCGGCCTCCAGGGGTGCCGGGGCGCCCGGGAAGTCGTCGAACTGCAGCCTGACGCGAACACGGCGCACACGGAGGCCACGGTCCTGGACCGGATGGGAATCGCCGGAAGACAGCTCGTGCACGACCTGGGTTCGACCGCTGTCGGTATGGACCTGGCTCGCGAATAGCCGGATGCTTCCCCAGCTGCACTCCAGAAGCTCGTTAGCGTTCGCCATCTACCTGCGCCTCGCGTTGGTCGCGTTGCCGGCGGCGGTCGCAATCGAGTTGCCGTCGACCTGGAGGACAGAGGGTCGCGTATTTACGGCGTCGACAATGGCGCGGCTAACTGCCGGCGCGAGCGTCTCCTTGATGGCGGAGTTGAACGCGGCGACCATGTCCGCCTGACCGGCCGTCCGACCCTTGCCCTTGGCGATGTCGGCGTCGACTCGCTCGGCGACCACCTGCTTCAATATCGCGGCGACTCTCTCGGGCGTTAGGCCAGCGGCCTCGATATAGGCGGTACCCGCCGAGGAGGCGCCCTCTCCGTGCACGTCGCGCGCGTCAAACGCGGCGGCGACTGCCAGCTTGTCGGATGCCGGCGTCGTCCTGTCGTCCACCATGGCCGCCGAGATCGCCTGCTTGGCACCGAGCCACCGGCCATGCCGACCCTGGAGTCGCATCATCGCCTCGTACGGAGAGATCCCCTTTTGCTTGGCCTCGGCCTCGATCTGCTCGGGGCTGAATGCCGTGATCCTGCTGTCGTCGGGCGTGAACGCGCCGCGGATTTTCTTGCCGGTGTTGTATATGCCGCCGAGCACGTCTCCGATGAAGCCCACCGCCTTGACCAATGGCTCGATGCTGTGGGCGGCGTCCTCGATGGCAGTCACGAAATTGTCGATGCGCTCCGGGGTGAACGCAGCGGCCACCTTGTTTTTCAGATGCTCGATGGCCACATCGAATCGACCAGGCGCAGAGGTCACCATGGTGGTCATGTCCTTGAGGACGGTACCGTTCTCCCTGCCGGCGTCGATCAGCTTCATGAACTGCTCGTTGCTCTGTACGAGGAGCTGATAGAAGCGCTCTCCCTCGGTCCGGCCGAACGCCTTGATGAGGGCTTCCCGGTCGAGGGAGAGCTTGTTCTTGGGGTCCCGTATTTTGTTGATGATGTTCAGGAATTGGTCGAGGTTCGTCTTCGATCCCGGCTGGAACACCTCGATACCGAACTTCCTGAACTTCGAGGCGTGCTGCGGAATCGATCGCAGAATTCGAAGTACGCCGGTCCCCGCCTCGGACGCCGATCCGAATCCGCGGCGCGCGACCTGCATCATGGCGCCCAGCTGGATGGCGCCCTCCCGGCCGGTGATGCCGAACTGCGCGTAGACCGGACCGAGCGCAACCAGCTCATGCGACAGCTCCTTGAAGTGGATCGACCCGTCCTTGGCCTGGTTGATCAGGCCACCGATCGTGTTCTCCAGCTCGCCCGGCGGGACCTTCATGTTCTCGGTCAGCGTGAATAGAAGCTCCGCCATGTCCTTGACGTCGGCGCCGGACGCTGTCGCGGCGCGACTGATCAGCGACATCTTCTCCATCGTGAAGGCCTCGGCGCCGGCCAGATCGGCGTACGCGCGTCCGGCCTTGAGCACCTCCATCGCGCCCAGTCCAGTCTGGTTCGAGATCTCGCGTATACCCTTTCCGATATCCTGCATGTCTCCTGGCATCTTGCGAAGGTCGATGCCGAATCGAACCAGCTCGCGCTCGAAGTCCATCACGTCGGTCGCCTGCTTGACCATGAGGTCGATGCCCCGAGTAGCCAGTCCGCCAACGACCTGCCCCATGGCGTGCTGCCCCCACGCCCCAACGCCCTTCTTCTCGTCACCGCGGTCGCCCTTGATACCGAGCAGCGCGCGACCGGCGGAGATGGCAAATCCCTCCACCATCTTGACCGCGGTCCGCAGCGTAGCCGGCAGCCGTGCCGTGCTCGCGGTGATTTCGATCTGGGCTCTGGCGTCAGTCATGCGCCAGCCATTCCGTCGAACGCCGTGTTGATGAACCGGCGTACGCCCGGTGGAGGCTCCTCATCGCTCGATCCCCGACCCTTGCGGGACTCGGCGACCGTGGGGATCTCGCCGACTACGATTCCCCAGTCGAGGACGGCATCGTCGGTAAGCTCGCAGGCGGGTCGACCCCAGTAAGCAGATAGAGCGACAGCGCAACGACGCCGACAGACCGCAAGAGCATTGGATTTTTTTTTTCGATCCCGTAGCGGATCTGGTCCAGAAGATCCCGGGTCAGGGTGGGCATCCCTACCGGGTTCAGCCGCTCGCGCACGTCGTTGTAGACGAACCCGCATGCGGTCAGGAGATCAATGTCCATCGAAGTCCACTGCTCTTGCGTGCCGGCGCGGACCTCGTGGTTGTTGGGATCGCGGACCGCCCACGCGAGCGTGAGCGCGGTGCGCCGGTTGTCGTAGGTCAGCGCGTTGATCCCATTGGGCGGGAGGTCCAGAGCCTTCATGGCGGCGAACACGGCGCCTTCGATTTCGTCGACCACCATCTCTCCGGCCAGCTCGATCCAGACTGGACCCAGGAGGGGCATGGTCGTCAGCTCGCCGCGCGGCGTGGTGGCGCGGGCGCGAGACAGCATGGTCTCGGGCTCCGCGGTCACCGCGGCGGCCTTGGCCTCTGCTTGCTTTCTGGCGAGGAGGGTCATGGGCTATTGGTCGTTGACTCGAGAGAGCGCCGCCAGCTCGATCTGATCCTCGAACGCGCCTTGATCGTCCTCGGACGAGTCGGTCTTGCTGACCCTGCACAGGTAGTTCCTGATGCGGCCGTCCAGCTCGTCCTCCGTCGAGATCGTGAACACCTTGTCGGTCTCCTTGGCGTAGTCCCAGTCGACTTCAGGGGCCTGTCCGACCGTTCGGATGCACGTCATTGAGATCTTGAAACCGCCCTGTTTCTTACGCCATCCGGCACCGCCGTTCACGCCGATCGTGGTCACGACATCGACCGAGCCGTCCTCCTTGGCGTCGAACTTGGAGACGGTGAGGAGCTGCTTGGACGCGCCGCGCGGACCGGGCATGTCGACGAAGATCTTGCCCTGTGAAACGAAGTTCGCTGGTACTGGACCGGCCATGCTGCTCCTTTACGGAACCGTGACGTTGTGCTGCCAGACGATTTGATGCTGGCTTCCGAGGATGTGATAGAAGATCGCCGTATTCGAACGGCCTCCGACGACGCTGTCGTGCTCGACCTCGGTGGCGGCGATGTCAGCCTCGACCTGGTCGGGATCGAGGACCTGATCGGCAGCCTCGGCACGGGCGATAGCGGCCCACATCTTCTTGATGAGCTTGTCGGTGTCCGTGCTCTGGCGAACCCCGTTCGGGTTAGCGTCCGATCCGAACCGCTCCTCCGCGGCGATGTCGATCTGGATCGCGATTCCGACGACCGTGCGAGGCATGGCGATATCTCGGACCTTGTCATCGGGCTGCGAGGACTGCGTGGTGTGCGAGGTGACGGCCCGTTCGCACTTGGCGCGGTTCAGCGTAAGGGACCCGGTCGAATCCAGGACCGCCGTGAACGGCGTCAGCCCGGCGGCGAGCGCGGTCTCGACCTCCGCTGGCGTGTAGATCAGTCCGATCGCGGGCGGGTACAGTGGGACCTTCACGCCGTCGTACGACGCGTTGAGGCGCTCGCGCGAGTACACCATCATGCAGTGCGCGGTTGCCATCTCGCCGGCCGTGTTCAGGCATCCCTCCATGCTCGCGATCTGGACGGCCTTGTCGTTGGCCGCCGCGGCGAGCGCGGTCGCCGTTCCGATGGTGCCGGGTTCTCCGACGAAGTAGATCGCCCACGTCTTGGACGATGCACCCCAGCGGACCAGGATGTCCGAGTTGATCTCGGTGATGTCGGCGCTCGCGTGGTTCGCGAACACGATCCCGTCGTAGCGCAGCGGCGCGAGCGCATCGAGCGCCGGCTGGTGGTCGGTTACGGAGGTCCCCGAGACCGTGGTGGCCACGGTCGCCACGATGCCGGTGACCTGCTGGTTCACGGTCACCTTGACGTCCACGCCGTTGATGCCCTTGGTGGCGTGGGTCAGCGTGACGACGTTGGTGGCGACCGTGACGATCACCGGAAGCTCGGCCGCGCGCGCCTTGAGCGCGTTCGAGATCGCGGCGGCGTTGTTGTTCTGCGTGGTCCCGCTCGGGACACCGACGATGAATACCCGTCCGGCCACCACGATCGTCTGGTTTCCGTCCACGGTGGCGGTCCCGACGCACGTGATCGTCTGGACGTTGGCCACACCGACCGACTCGGCGACCGGGACGCAGAACACGCGCGGGCCAGCGCCGTGAAGGCTTGCCGATGCGATCGACTGGCGGTGCATCAGCGCAAGCTCGGAGCTGATTCCGAACAGCGCATCTCCGTCGGTCGCAGTGAGACCGGTCATGTCGTAGACCACACCGGCCGTGGCGGTCGCGCCGGTCGTGAGCTTCGCGCCGATCAGGGCGACCCGGATGGGCACGTTGGTCAGCTTGCCCGATGCTCGGAGGAACGTGAACGTGTGGAACGTCTGCGGTCGCAGGAGGCTGTTCGGAACGTTGGTCTGGATGCTCACTTCGGGGTCCTTCCGGTCGAGGACATGGTATCAGCCATGGCGCGAGACCGCGCCGGAGTGAATTCCTCGGCCATGACGGTCGCGGGCTCCTTCTCGTTCAGGACGATCCTCCCATCGGGAAGCTCCTCGGGCGCCGCCGCCAGCTCGACGCCACAGGCGGCTCCGTTCATGTCGCATGGGATGAGGTCGCCGCGACCGATCGAGCGGCGAATGGTCTGTGACTTGGCGTAGCGGACCCGGACGACCTGGCCAGCGATCACGTAGAGCAGACCTCCTCCGCCGAACTCCACGCCGTCGGACTTGTGGACCGGGGTCTGGCGGCCAGGCGGCGCAGTGACGGTGATGTATTCGGGGGCAGGCATTGTGCTCCTACGTGAGGTCCACGTTGATGTCGACGGTTGCGTGATCGATCTTGGTCGCGGGAAGCGGGACCTCGGTCGGCTCAATGGCGGTACGGAATCGGAGAGATGTCAGCAGCTGCGAGACCGTGCGGAATTCCGAGATCTGGACCATGACCGCGACCTTGTAGATCTGCTCCCAGATCGTGATCTGCTGCTCGCTGATGAGCTGCCGTTCCATGTGCGGACGGCATTGCTTGATGTCCGTGCCGGCGGCGAAGCGCTGACCGATGAGCAACTCCTTGGCGTGGTCGAGGATGACGTGCAACCCCGGGTCGGCCTGGTCGTTGGCCAGGCCGGCGGTGTCCGTCTCCTGGCGACCGACCTGCGGGTTGCGGGCGTTGGTCGAGGAGAAGTAGACGTGCACCGAGATGTCGCCCCATTCGCTGTAACCACCGATCGATCGGACCTGACTATCCCGGTCGCCCAAGGCAACGGCAATCGACGGGGCCCGACTGAGCGCGAGGACGAACTGGGCGACCTCCTCGGGGTGGCTGTCGCGGTGCAGCGTGATCGGGAACGGCATCACCTCGACGAGGTATCCGCCGTTGGACTTCTTCAGTCCCGCCAGCGTGGTAACGGCGCCCTGCTGGATCCGCGTGCGCTGCGGACGGAGTGCCGCGGTATCGAACTGGTGGGACATCAAGTCCCCCGTCGGGCGGCGAGCACGAGGGCCTTCTTGAATCGCTCAACCGCCTGAGCGCGTAGCCAATCCGAGATCCACATGTACTGGCGGCGCGGGATGCGCGCTCCGTGTCCGGCCCGACCGCCCTCCTGGTGGACCATCGAGAAGCGCTTGACGCGCGAGCGCACGATCAGGGACCTCGTGGTCGCGATCGACTGCATGGCCGTGGGGAACCGGCCGAGGAGCTTCCTTGGCCAGCTCTGCTGTCTCCCGTTCTTCGCCCGGCCCCGCTTGCGCGTTCGTCTCTCGAGGGTACTGGCGGCCAGTCCCGGCCATCGTCCGTCGGGGGCTTCGTCCTTGCGCCAGTGATGACGCTGATCGAAGACCGCGGGGCCGCGCAGCTCGAGGAACGCGTCCTTGATGTCGACCTTGCGCAGGCGATCGAACATGTTCAGGACCGAACCGAATCGGACCACGGCCCTGATATCGGCCAGCCTCACGCGTATCCCCGGAGGCGCAGGCGAGAGACGATCAGGGTCGGGTCTCGTAGGCCGGCCTTGTCGTTGACGATCGAGGCCTTGACTGGCGTCGGCTCGATGCCGAGCGAAATGGTCCCGTCGGCGACGCCATCGAGCCACTCGCGATCGATCTTCTCCCGGTCGATGTCGTCGATGAGCGGCTGGCCGTTGTATGCGTTACGCCGGAGCACGCGAGCGGCCCACGCCGCCGCCTTGGAGGCGACGGTCAGCGGAACCGGAGACAGCGGGACCGCATAGCGATGACCGATGTACGAGTCCATCTCCGCGCAGGCCTCGGCGATCGCGGCGGAGACCGCGGACGTATTGACGCCGCCCGCAAGCAGGTTGTCCTGGTCCGACAGCTGGGCGAGCTTGATCGCTCCGCCCACCGCGACCTGAACGTCCGCCTGCGTGCAGTACGCCATGGTGAACTACTTGTCCGCCCCGAAGTCGGGATCGGTCCCGCCCTTGACCTTGCGGGCGGCGTCGAGCCGCGCGGGCCGGCCGTCTCCGGTGTCCTTCGCCCCCATCCGCGCATCGCGCAGCTCGCGCGCGTGGGTAGCCTTGAGGCGCTCGATCTCGGCGTCCTTGGCTGCCAGCTGCTTGCGCAGCTCGCTAGCATCGAACTCGGTGGCGCCCTGTGTCGTCACTGACAGGGCGTTGTCGGCGAGGATCATCTCTGCGCCGTTGACGTCGACCGAGTATCCACCGGTGTGGGTCGCGCCGTCCATCGTGGGACCGATCGGCTGACCGTCCTCCACCACCACGACCTCGACGCGCTTGTCGTGGTTGAAGGTGCAGCCCGCGCGCGAACGCTGCGGAATTCCCCGGGCCGACATGACGTACAGGTGGTCGCCGGGCGATGGCTTGGCGTATCCCTTGGCGCGATTCTCGGCGGCGAGTCGGGCGCGCTCTCTTGTCTCCTGGGCGGCCTGTTGCTCGGCCAGGCGACGGGCAGCCTCCTCGGGGTCGAGCACTTCTACTTGGACGAATTGATTCATGGTGCTCCGGTTATACCGCTTCGCTTGTATGTCGGGTCGCCCTCAAAAATACGCGGTCACTTCAGGTTTTTTGACCAGTAATGACTACGAGCCGGGACCGCCCACGATCTCTTGCGGAAGTCCGTAGGCCGCGCCGAATTCCGCTTCGATTCCGTAGTAGTACTCGCCGGTCATGAAGGCCTGGTAGCCCTCTTCGACCGACAGGAACTCGACGGCCCGCTTGCGCTGAAGGATGACAGCGGTCGATCCCATTGGCATCAGGAACCACTCGAGCCCGGTCAGGGTGACGCTGGTGCCGAGGACGCGGGTCGTGCGGGCCTGGATCCAGGGGACCTCGACCGGGATCGCGGTGTCCTTGTCCAGGTTCTGGACCAGGCCGGTGGCGATGTCCTGCTTCAGGACATTGCGGACCGGGATGCGGTTCGCCGGACCGTGGACCAGCATCATCTGGCCCTTGCCGACGTTGACCGGGATCCCCTTCTCGTTCTTCAGCAGCTTGTACTTGTTGACGGCCGACTGGAACACCGCCGCCGAGAACGCCCCGGTCTCCTTGTTGGAGTACTGGAACGCCGCCACGCCGGTGTCCGCCGAGCGGAACGTGTGATCGGTGTCGATCAGGTTCTGCCCATCGTAGGTGGCGCCCAGCGCCGTTCCCTGAATTCCGGCGCAGAGCATCGTGACGACCAGATCATCGAGAGCGTTGGGATACGCGTCCGCGAGACCATCGATCGCGCGGCCATACAGACCGAGCTGGTCGTTGAGCAGCGTGCCCTTGCCGATGCCGAGCGACGCCTCGTGCGGCCTGGTCACGATCGGATGTGACTCGGCCGAGACCCGGTCGACGACCTTCGGGCCGGTCCACAGGCGCATCACGGGCAGCGCGTTGAGCCAGATCGTCCGGTCGATCAGATTGGGGGAGTCGACCACGGTCGCGAGCTTCGCGAAGAAGCTCTCGTAGGTCTGCATCCGGCCGTTTAGTCGGGTATTGAACCCGACATACGCAGCCTCCACCTTCTGCTCGTCCGGCGAGCTGCCGCCGATGCGGATGCCGGTGTTGACCGTGGTGTCGGCGAGCTGGGGGAGGCTGGCCGGAAGTCGCTGTGATGCGAGGTCGAGCGCCGATCCGCCGTGGCCCAGTAGCGCGCGACGGAACACCGGACGCAGCGCGGGGCCGGAGCGAACGATCTCATCCTGGAGTTGCATGCCCATGAGCTACACCGCTCCGATCTTGTTGCCGGCCATGTCGATCAGGACCCCGTCGATGGAGTCCACCGCCAGGATGACACCGCAGATGATGTCGTTCGTGGTGGTCGCCGCGATCGATACGGTCTGGTTGTCCAGAACGGTCGCCTGCTGGCCGATATTGGCCGCCAGGACCGTCCCGTCGTTGGCGAACCAGAACCGACCCTTCTTGACCGGGCATACGGTATGGCCGAGGACCGTATCGACCAGCTGGGTCGAGATCCCCATCACGATCCCGTTCGCCGTGTCGGCGCCGTTCAGCGCGGTACCAGTCCCCGAGATCACCATGACGATCACGCCGCGCGGGATCTTCGTGGAGGCCGTCAGTGGGATCGGCCAGATCATGCCGTCCGACCATGACTCCTTGGTGGAGCGGTCGACCGTGGTGGCGGTCATCGCGCACCCCCTGCGACCTGACCGACTGGGGCGAGGCCGTATTGGGCGCGGAGGTCGTTGAGCGGTACGTTGAGCTGCGCGGCCGTTGCGGCGAGCTGGGCATCGCTCGGGACCGACGAGAGCGTCGTCTTCGCGGGCTCGGACACGCCTTCCAGCGGGCGCTGTCCGATGGGGACGACCGACCGCATCGCGGTCAGCTTCGCCGCCAGGGCATCTCGACCCGCGGCCTTGCCGTAGTCGCGAAGGAGGGGCTCGAGGGCGTCTGGCGTGTTCTTGCCCTCGGCGTCCTTGCCGTAGGACAGCTTGCCGGTCTTGTAGCCGTCAGCGATCAAGGCGTCGACAGCCTCGGTGGCGGCGCGAGCGGCCAGCGCGGTCTGGATCCCCAGCTCCGCGGTAAGACGCTCGTTCTCCTTGCGGAGGGTGCCGGCGTCCAGCTCCGCGGCGGAGGCGCGTTGTCGCAGGCCCTCCACTGCGGTGACCGCGCGGTCCTCGTCGGGACCCTCGGCCAATGCGGTCAGCGCCAGGGCCGCCGCGAGCTTGTTGAATGCCATCGATCTCTCCTTGGGTGTCGTCGTTCTGCGGGGTGGTAGGTCAAGCTCGGCGGTCAGCGCCGCATGAAATTCTTCGATCCTGGTGCCGATGACGGCGGGGACGTTGACGGCTGAAAGTTCCTTGCCCTTGAAGGCCTGGTATTCGTATTCGACGATTTTTTCTTTCCCGTCAAGCTTGACCGAATCTCCGGGCCAGCAGTGACAGGCATCGGCGGACTTCACGTCGCAGCCGTGGACCGAGCAAAGAACCGGACCGGTAGAGAACCAGCCGATGGAGAACCGGTCGATGGTTCCGTCCAGGACCGAGATGATGGCGTCGGGCTTCACGACCGAGAACCCCATGAACAGCGCCGGGGCGCCCTTGCCGTCGAGGTCGAACTCGCTGGTCAGGATCGACCCCTTCCGAGCGGACTGCTCGTAGGTGTTGTGGTCGACCAGGAACGGCTGGCCCTTCCAGCTCGACGCGTTCGGTTCGAGCTGATCCTCAGCAAACCGCAGATGTCTGCGGTTTGGCTTGCCCTTGGGCTGCCGGTACGCCAGCGCGCGCTTCACGACCAGCTCGAGGCGCTTTCCGTCCGAGACCGCCTGGATGACCTCCAGCCGATGAGCATTCACGTCCTCGCCGCCGCCGGCCTTAAGTTCGCGAACGGGCGGCGCTTGCCCATAGATCTCGATATCGGACAGGAACGACAATCCGCCGGCCGTGCGCTCGACGAGTAGCTCCTCGTCTCCTCGGCACGCAACAATCCTGGGACTCTCGGATCGGCTCATCGCTTCTTCTCCTCCCGAGCGTGACCCGGGTCGGGTGGCTTGGTCGCCTCGAACTTCACGGTGTCGTCGGGACCCGAGGGCTCGCGGAGGTTGAAGTCCTCCTGGATCTGGGACTTCGACAGAGGGACGGCCATCCCGAGGATCTCGAGGGTCTGCGCCCACTGCAGGGCATCCCGGCGGATCTTGATCTTCAGGCGCGGCGGCGCCGCGCGGTCGTAGCCGTTCCACGCATTGAAGTAGCAGGCGATCGTTGCGGTGAACGTCTCCTGCAGCATCTGCGCGTCGTAGCACTTCTGGGCGTACGACCGGCTCTCGTGGACCGATGCCGCGTTGTACGAGCCGACTCCGGCCACGTCGGTGTTGAGCGTGCCGCCCGTGAACAGCTTCGCGATCTGTTCTTCACAGAGCTTGATGATCTGTGGATAGACCGTCGAGGAATCTCCGCCGCGCGCGGTCTCCTTGACCACGACCTCGGTCAGCGCGCTAAGGATCGCGTAGCCGTCCTGGCCGATCGATCGAACCGCGTTCTCCAGTGCCAGCCGAGACTCTCCGCCGGCGCCCTCCTCGTAGTACCCGATCGCCATCGGGATCCCGAACATGGCCGCGAAGATCTGCCAGTCGCGAACCCCCCATCTCTTGAACATCGCCCACACGGCGCCCGACCGCATGAGCCCGCCGGCATACGGGTTCCTCGACAGGATGTTCCGGTAGATGCTGGTCGACCACAGGCCCGGCGTCAGCTCGATCAGCTGGCTGCGATCCGGGTCGAACAGCCACAGCTCGGCCGCGCGATCGGACCCGGGTGACGCGAAGCGGCGCGCAGCGGGATTCACGAAGTCGCACGGGCAAACGACGCCCTCCTCCATATCCCAAACGATGTTGGTTGGAGCGAAGCCGTACGCGACCGCGGTCAGCTGGTGCGTCAGATACGTGCGGAACTTGATCTGGTTCTGGAGGCGATAGTTCAGCTCCGCCGCCGCCATCTCGCTCGGCTTGTCGGTTCCGCCCGACATCACAACCCAGTCGCAGCCGGATACGCTCTCGATGCGGTCGTTGATCTTCGATCGAAGATCCGGATCCATCTCGATGATGTCGTGGAAGCAATCCATCTGGCGCAATGGCTGACCGCGCTCCGCGTTACGGTAGTACGACAGCAGCATCTCCAGCGTCAGGTCGAAGGCCGGGTGCGTGTTGTAGGTCTCCGCCGCAACGGCCATCGGCGCGACCGGGCGGCGCCCAGACGCTGGCAGCGGACGACCGTTCTCGTTGAGGAGGCACGCCGGAGACGGCTGACGGAGATACGGACGGGCAGCTAGGGCGGCGCTCACGAGCTACAGCCCACGGTTTCGCGGAGGCCGGCGCGCCGCCGGCGTCGGGGCTCCGAAGAATCGATCTCCGGCGTCCGCCCGCGGGCGATCGACGCGCTCTGTCACAGGATCCATAGGTACGGTGTTGCCAGATCGAAGGATTCTTGGGAAGAGGCGGATCAGCGGGTAGCTGATCCCATCCCCCAGGTGGGCCACGTCCTGCGAGCGCGACGGCTTGCCGTTGATCGCCTTCCACTCGTGGATCGCCTTGCATGTCTTCGGAGCAAGGTCGGGATCGGCGAATAGACGCCGAACCCCGAGCTTGTTGCAGATCATGGACGTGAACGACCGGATTCGGTCGACGATTTCCGGGTTCTTGCGATGGAACCGGCGCGAGGGGGGAACGATCCGGCGAAACCCCGCACCGCGGATCAGATCGAAGCTTCCACGCCCGGTCCAGGTCGGTGGGGGGCTGTCCGCCGCGCGGCGCCGGCTGTGCTGATATTCGCCAGTGGCGTCGCACACGATCAGGGTCTTCGTCGGATCGTACTTCGCCTCGTGGAGCGTGTAGCACCACTCCTCCTCGTCGCCGCCGTCGAGGATCTCCTCGCCAACGATCCATGCGGACACGGTTTCCCGGGTCGGCCGCCTGCCAGGCTCGTCGAAGAACTTGTAGACCGGCCCCCCGATATAGGGGATGCGCTGGACGTCGAGACCGATCAGCTTCGTGATGCCCTCGCCCTCCTCCTCGCCTTGCAGAAACTCGGCGGTGACGTCTACGAGCCCGGTCCGGGGGCATGGGACCTGCCGGTGGCCGTCGACCGTCGGCTGGGGCGTGCGGATTTCGTTCTCCTTGCGCAGCCAGTTGTATGCGACGCAGTCGATCGCCGGCATGAACATGCCGAGCACTTCGATCTGAAATGTTCGCTCGTCCAGCTCGGCGGCCATCGCGAGCAACGCGCGCCGGTCGATGTGGGGGTTGTCGAGGGGATTGAACGGGAGGTGAACGCTCGCGCGGCGTCCCGAATCGGTGTCCGCCGCGAAGTCCGAGACCCACTGCTGATCCTTGGCTTCGACCGGCGGGTTGGCGCAGCACAGCACGAGCCCCGACTTATCAGAGATCGCGCCGCGGGCGACCACGTAGACCCGCTTCGCCATCTTCTGTGACTCGTTCATCCACACCAGGTCCGCCTGACCCTCCTTGATGGCGTCGGAGTCCGTCCCAATGTGGGCGCTCTTGAGCATGATCGTGGAACCGTTGATCAGCTCCCATCCCGTCGCCACGGTCTGCCGCCGGATCCATTCCGGCGCGATCAGCGGGACCATGTAGCGTCGGATCTCGTCGGCCTTGGTGTCGTCTCGTCCACGGCTCGGGCTGACACACCAGATGATCGCACCGGGGAACTGGACCGCGTATGCAACGACGGCGACGGCCGCCCAGAACGTCTTTCCACCACGCCGGCCACCAGCGACCAGGGCGGAGTAGACCTCGAAGGGATCGGTGCTGATGTCCTCGTCGTTCAGCTCGGCGTCTCCCGGCGGATTGTCGCGCCGGCCGGCGTGAACACCGATCCATCCAGCGAACCACTGCGTGGCCTTGAGTTGACCGGGGTGCAGCCGCGCGACAACCGCGTTCTCGCAGGCGTCGACATCGCCCTCCCAGTCGTTCAGCCTTCGATTCCAGCGCCCACCGCACGCCAGCAGGAGCTGATCGTTTAGCTCCATGTCGAGGCGCATATCGACCAAGTTTGCGCTGTCGTCGCCATGCCGGCGGCGCTGCTCGATCGCGCGGGTCTCAGCTGCCTTGGGCATCGCGCCGAATCGGGATCACCTTCGCCCCGCCCGCCGCTGGCCTACGCTCCATCTTGGCTGCAGCCTTTGCGCGGCGGCGACCCATGACCTCGGCCGCATCGGCCGCGATCTTCTGGGCAAGGTCCCATTTCGCGGCCTCGGGATAGTGCCGGGCGGCGGCCATCGTCAGCGCGGCCACGCGCTTCATGCGCGTCTCGTCGCCGATCTTGTCGCTGCGCAGGACCAGAGCGGCCATGGTGCTCAGGACCTGGTAGTTCCACTTCTGGATGCCGGCGGCGTCGGACGGAGGCAGACCGAGCGCGACCAACTCCGGGTCAGGAGCGGTCGGCTGCTCTCCCATGAACGGCATCGCCGGAATCAGCTGGGACTCGGTATCGGTCTTCGGATCCCAGCCGAACCCGGCATCATCCGGCGCGGGTAGTGGATTTTTTCGCGGACGTCCGCGCGGTCTACCCGTCCGAGATCTTGGCATCCGGTGATTGTAACACCGGTTCCGCCCATTCGGCAAGCCCCTCGGCGAAGGCGGCCACGCGTTTCAGGTCGGTCTCCGACAACCGGCGAAGGATTCCATTCAGGCGCTCTAGGTCGCGTAGCTCGAGTAGACAGGTCAGGCGCCAGAGCCAGCAACGCTCTCGATAGAGGTCGAGGGTGGGCTTCATGGAAGCGTCGACCCTGGCTTTGACCTCGGCCTGCATCTCCGCGACGCTCACGCGAGTAGCGTCTTTTTCATGGCGGTCTCGATCGAGGTGGCGACCTCCCGAAGGACCGACGCGCGCAGCGCGAACTGCTCGCCCATGCCGGAGACCGCCGCGAGGCCCGCGGATTCCGCCCAGCCATCGGCGCGAACGTTCAGCTGGATACATAGCTCCCGAAGAAATCCGATTACTACCGTGATCATAGACCGCTGTTCCTCCTCGGTGATTTTCCGTTTTTCTTGTTGTACGCTCGCTGCTCGTCGGCGATGCGCTCCCGGCGAGCGCGATCCTGATAGGACTGACACAGCTCGGAATGTAGCCGCCGTGCGAAGGTCTGCCGGGACGCCATGACGATCCTGGGAAGATCCTGCGCGGTATCCTGAGACGGAACTCTGTTGCTCGCGGGTATCACCATGATCAGCTCCGGGTCGGTCGCGACCAGTCCATCTCCGACCCGAACGAGCACGACATTCCGATGACAGTCCTTGCAGGTAGGTCTTGACATTTCGCGGTCCTCCGATCTCGGAATCATACACCGGAGTCAGGACGGCCTGGTGGCGAATCCGGTGGGATCTTCCGAATCGGCGCCGAACAGCTCCTCCTGTAGCTCCTCAGCGGTCGCCGTCCGGCGCTCGACGATCTCCTGGCTCTCGCTGTCGAACCGGATCGAAACGACCTCGTTGGACGGCGTCATGAAGTCCTGGACCAGGATCTCGGCATCGCGCTTTCCGGTCGAAACCTGTCGAAGGGCGATTTCCTTCATCGACTCCAGCTCGGCCGCGCGCGCCTTGAACTTCTGCATGGCCGCCGCCTTGCCACGTTTCAGGGAGTCCTGGCGGTCCTGGATGACGCAGACCTGTTGGCGTTGTGCCTCGATCTCGGATTCGGTCAAGGTCGAGGAAATGGTGGCGATACGGGGTTCACCGAGAGCGCGAAATCTTGGATCTGGCTTTGGCATGGTGGCTCCTTGGTCACATCAGACGGCCGGCCATTTGCCGGTGCACGGGATCGTTGTAGTCGAGGCTCTTTTCGTCGTGGATATCGCGGTCAACGATCGTTCTCGCCACATCGACGGAGGCGACTCCGACGCATGACGGGAACGCGATCGGCTGATGGTTTTCTCGTTCGGTGAATTCGTCGAACAGCGAAAGAAACGTGGTCTGCGGTATGACCTTCTTTTTTCGTCGCGGCATGTGCCAAAGGATCTTGCCGCGGTCTCCGTTTCCGAGCGTGACGATCTCCCCGGGATCCCGGTCGGAGAGGAGAATCGAGCACCCGTATCTCGGGGCGCCAGGTGCCCACGAACGACCGATTCCATCGCAGGATCCACATCGGTCCCAGACGTTCGGGCTATAGCGTCCGCCGGAGCCGCCGCAGGCGATACATGGAGCATGGACCGAGGTCACTCGGGAGCCATCTCCGCCATCAGCTCGTCTAGATACATCCCCGCGACTACCGACAGTCCCGCGGCCATCGACAGCCCGGCCATGAACGCCAACACGAGCTGGCGCGGTGCCGGTGGGTGGGGTTCGAGGGAGCGGAGGGTGATCATGTTCCGTCTCGCTCGGCGATCACCTGTCGAAGGTAAATGGCCAGGTCAAGCGCCTCCTCGTACGCATCACGCAGGGCATCGCGACCGTTGCGCGCCTGCAGGCGGGTGCCATAGCGCTGTTGTCCGATCCGATCGCGCTCGCGAAAATCAGCAAGAACGAGATCGACAATAGCGGGATTGCCGTTGGGCTTCGGATCCGGCTGTGGGGCCACGAACGTTGACCACCACCGATCGTCGTAGGTGATATGTGTCCCATCGTGACCCTGCTGAAGGCTGCATTGACGAGTACAAGATATCGGCTCATCTGAGAAATTGTGCGTTGCTGTGCACTGACCGCTCATTGCATCCTCCTGTCTTCTGGTCTATCGCTCCATCCGGTCACCCAGCCGATCACGCCAAGTCCGATCGCCACGCCGATACCCAGCACGAGCAGCAGATCTCCCGGTGCGAGGAACGCGAGCGCGAGCCAGAGGGCGGCGGAGGTGGTCAGGATAAGGCGGGTCATGTGATTTTGAACCCCTGAGTTTTTAGCCAGTCGATCAACACGAACATCAGACCGCGCACGGTTTCCACTGCCACGTAACGCTGCTGTTGGTCCTGCTGGCCGAACATGTTGACGAGTTCATGCTCTTTGAGTTTCATTCTGTCGATGAGAGCAACGGCATCCTCGTCTTTACAAACGATGACCTTCATGGCCGGACCTTGGCGAGCGCGTCGGCGAGTTCTCCATCGGCCACTGAAACCTCATAATCAGTCTCGGCATCCTGACGCGACTCCTGCCACGCCAGTGCCGCCTTCACGACCTCCAACAGTACCGGCATGGCGTTATGCTCGGCGACGATGCCGTGGGCGTTGTTGAAGGCGTTTCCGACGAACATCTCGCAGATGTCCATCTCGCAGATGTCCTTTGGCAGCCGAAGGGCAGATGTCGTATTCGTCGCCTCGACTCGTCCGGTCTGCTCGACATAGCGGAACTCACCAGCGCTCATCGCCGCGTGCAGCGCCTCCAGCTCACTGATGCTGATGGTTGATGATTCACTGAGCGCGCATGGGGAGCACAGCACAACAGGACACTCCTGCGGATTCGGTCCGCACTTCTGGCAATCGTTGCTCATCGAAACCACCTCCGAACGACGATAGCGAGGGGAATGACCCTGGTCTGATCCGCCCACATCGCCCGGTAGGTCACGGACACCGCTACCGCGTACCAGCAGGCGATTACGACGCGAACGGCCGCCTCGATGACATCGTCGGAAACCAGCGAGCTATCCACGGATCTTTGCCTTTCTGGCCTTCGATGCCGCGCGAGCGACCCTGGCCTTGTCCTCGTCGAGATGAAATTGGCAAGCCGACATCGGCTTTCCGTCCCTTCCGATCTTGGCCGGACGGGAGCATTGCCGGCATCCACCTGCGAGCTTTCTGAATTCACGCAGCTCCGCCATCACCTGGCGGTGGATACGCTTCCACTCCTCGGATCCGACCGGGGGACGCTTCATGCGACCTTGGGGATTCTGGCCGAGACCGTTCGTGATCGGCGCCTAGGCTTGGTGAGGGCGGATCGATTTGGGTTCCCCTTCCGCGGGGCACGACTATTGCTCAATCCGCCGCCCCTTGGACCGACCCGGCGGAACCGGCTCGAGGTAGCTCCGTGGACCAGGACGAAGGTACATCTCGGAATAGGAAGAATTCCGTCGACTGGGTAGCTCACGGCAAGTACCTGCTACGAAGCTCATCGATTATTGACTGGAGATCGGCCACACGCCTACGCAGGGTAATAAGCTCCAAACCCACCCTTCGGATCTCGGACGTCGTGAGTTCGAGTTTCCCATCCGAGGCGCTCATCCAGCGCGCCAGTTCGTCGGAAATCGGGGTTTCGTCAGAAATCATGCGAGCAACCCGAGGCCGGATCCAACGTCGGCGCGGTACGTGACAGCGACGGCCAGGGCGGCCCAGACGTCCCCGGTCACGCCGTGGAGCGGACCGGGCTTCCTGGCGTTACCGATGGCGGCCATCTTGCCGCCGTATCGCTCGATTATCGCGGCGCGGACATTGGAGTCTTTGGCCCTGACGTCATTACACAACCTGGCCTTCACCGTCTGCCGGAATATGGTGTCGTGACGACCCCGCCAGCGCTCGATGAATCTTCCGATCCAGACACAGGTCTGGAATACCTCGCCACCGACAGGCATCCCATAGGACTGGACCATTTCGATCACAAGAACGGTGAGGTCGGTAGAGCTGATTCTGATGTAGTCCAGCTTTTTCAGGAATTCCTCGTTTGGGAATTTTCCGAAGTCAAATATCTGACTTTCCTCCATGGCGACGGCCGCGCTCTCGTTGTTCCCTGGGTCGACTGCAACCAGCGTGATCATTCGATCACCGGAATAGCAGACTCCTCCGGTGATGCGCAAGAGCTTTCGCGTAGGACCGACGAGGAATTCAGCTCGCTAACGATCAGCCGGAGGCGCTTCAGGGCACGACGGGACACGAGGACCATGTCTGGCGCTACCCATTCGACGGATTTCTCGACGGTTGAGACTCTCCCGGAACATCCCCGGTCGAGGCATCGCCGGCGGCGCCGGATCTCGCCGACTAGGGGGCGGGTCTCGATGACGCCGGTCTGACCGGAGCAGACCGGACAGAGGATTCCGTCGCCGAGGCTCATGACGGCCCCATGCGAAAGCATTGGATCATAAACGCAGCCTCCGCCTTTGCCAGACGAGTTCGTTCCTCCAGTGGACGACCTTCGAACATCACCCTGAATGCATCGACGAAAGCGGCTGCGTACACCGCCTGCTCGATCGCGTTCATCTCCATGACATCGCTCATCCGTCACCTCGACACCACGAGCACAGGTCGTTCAGCGTGATCGGATCCATGGGCTTCGTCGGAAGCCGAGACAGATCGGGCGGCGTCAGGTCGAGATCGAAGTCGGTGTTGATCTCGAACTCTCCGGGGGCGAGCGGCGGATCGATGTCGAACACATCAGCCGTCGGTCCTTCGTCGGTGTCGTACTCCATGTACACGACCTCCTGGATCATGGCGCCGCCCCGGCGAGCTGATCAGCGGAGCGGATGGCGATGGCGTCGTCCATCTCGTGGACTGTGGTGTGATAGCCGTGCTCGAAAATCTTGCGTTGCTTCGTGATCTGCTCTCGCACCACCTGAATCACCCGCTCCCTGTCCGCGGCCACGGCGGAGCGATGGCGGATCAGCTCCTTCGCGATGGCGATAATGACTTCCTCGTGGTCCGATCTGGATGGCGGATACCCGAGGGCGAGTCTTTCGAGTTCGACCTGGTCGACGTCCGCCATCACGACACCTCCGTCGATGCCGAAGTGACCAGCTTGTCCTGCAGCTTGGCGAGATCCCGGATCGCGGTCGGCATGTCCTTGAACGGGGGAAGCCCGAGGTTCTCGAATGCCATGCAGACCTCGCAGGGTTCTTCCCGGTCGAAGGAGCAGGCGCAGACCGTGTGCGGGTACTCGGGCAGCAATAGACCGAGAACCTCGCAGAGCGATCGCTTGAGGCGGTCGTGGTGCTTGGCCTTGGAGCGCTGACGATTGCGGCGCTCCCATGTCTGACGTTGCTTCTCACCGTAGGCGGAAAGCGGAACACGGGACCAGGCATCCCGCAGCTCATCGGACCGCGGAGGCCCCAATCCGTAGAGCTGGATCATCCGCTCGACCTTCTCGATACCTACGACTTTCCAGGGACTTGACTCGATGTTCCCGTAGGTCGAAGGCTTGACGCCGATTCCCTCCGCAACCTCTCTTTGTTTAAGGCCTTTCTGGACACGCAGCGTCCGGCACATCTTCGCGAAGTCACTCTTTGGTTTGGATTCCATGAGGACACCTTAGTATCGGTAGTCGAGCGTATCAAGAGAAAACAGCCTAGTGATTGTTCCAATACTAAGTCATACGCTTGGATATGACGGGTTAAGGCTAAAAATGACCCGGCGATATGATCCTAGATAACTGACATAGTACTCAAGGGTCTTCAGGTCTAGCACAATAAGACTCTCTCTCTCCCACCCTGAAGGGAGTGGGAGAGAGAGAAGGGGGAAGAAGTCACGTTAGAGTAGAAAGCTGGATTTGAGGCCAGGACCGACCGGGATCCGATCAGGGATATTGAGAGAAAGTACTACGTGACCATACGGACAAAAATGTCGTGTAGGAAAACGCGACATGTAACGAAACGTTACATGTTGGAAAATCCTACACTCTTTGGAGTACCACTTGTGGTGAGGGGACGCTCGG